GCCCCCCCCCCCCGCGCCACAACCGGATACGGACCGGCGTACAGTCTCGCGTCGCGATCCAAGTCCCACGGGTCAACAGCCCAAGGCCGCCCAAAATAGCAACCCCCGGTTTCGACGTACAGAGCTGCTATCATTCCCACGGCATCCTACTCGCTTCACGCAAGGCCGGCTGCAGCTCATATTTCGCCAGCCTGGCGTTCGCTTCACGCAATAGCATGTTTAAACCATCTATTTCTTGTTCCAGCGTACGGTTGATCGTGCGCAACGTTTCATCGGTGACAACATCAACCACGGCCGGCGCATGCTGTACGGCGTCCGGCGCAACGGGGCGCGACGTACCGCCGCGTGAGCCAACGCCGCCTTTACGCGCTTCGCGGCACGTTGGGCAGTTGCGCAACAGCAAGCCAGCGTTTTTCTTGAAACCCTGCAGCGCTGCCTTCGTAACGTCGATACGGATTTCTGCCTGACAGGTCTTGCAGGAACGCCGTACGCGGTACAGGTGGACGAAGTTGCCGTTCCAATGTTTTGTGACGGGTTCGCCACCGCTCCAGCCTTCGGGCAGCTGGCCGGTGAACGGTTCAATTTGGTTGGTCATTTGGTTTTAACTTTCTTCGGCTTTTTAATACCTAGTATTTCGTACGGAGAGCGCGGGCGCATTTCGAAGTGACCTAAATCGCGGGACTGTTCTTTATTGCGACGTGTTGCTTCCTGTTTAGCTAACTTGTTGTTTACAGGTTTCGTCACGCCCACCCTCCTAAAACAAAAACCAGCACACCCAGGAAGAACGCAGCGCCGGCAACAAGCACGGTGCCAACAATGATTTGCGCCGTACGTTTGCCGAATACAAACGCAATTGCTGCAACCAGCAACAGCGGACCCAAGCCGCCGTGTCCGTGATGGTGGCTCATTAGCAGCCCCCCACAACGAAACCGATACCTAGGCGGATGCCGACTTGGCCACCCCAGCGGACACCCATTTGTTTGATTGCATCCGTACGTGTCGGAGCGCTGATGGTTCCCACGATGATATCAAAGTAGAAGACGTGAAAAAGTTTCATTACATTTCCTCCGCCTTGTCCAGCAAATCCACGATCGCGTCCAGCGGCGTACGGTGCGTACATATCCTGCACCACAACGATTTCTTGCTGTGTGTTCATGACAACACCAGAGCTGATAGCCGGGCGAACACTTCGCAAGCCGTGTTGTAGTCGTCTTCGTTCCACACCTTACGGCCGGCATTGCGCATTGACTTGTTTCCGGCGTCCTGTGCAGCGGCTCGGATGGTTGAAGGGGTTAAGGTCATCTTGTGCTCTCCAGCTCTAAAGTTCCAATACACACCTTATTGCATGTCCGAAAAGACTTGTAAAGACCCCAAACGAAAAATTGTGAAATTATTTTTCACAGCGAGTTTACAGCAAATTCACTACAATTTCAATTGTGAAAATCCTGTGAATTTACAGATATTTACAGTGTGCATAATCAATCAGCCCCCGAAGAGGCGTGGGTGTGAAGCGTAACAGAACACACCCACCTAGACAGGGAGAGCGCAAGGGCGTAGCATAGTGGAAACCAAGGAACCCCTACTATGTTACCAGCTATACGGATAGGGCAGTTTGCAGTGGAAACGGCTGTTAAGCAGCTACCGGCATTGAAGGCGCAGGTACGGCTTACATCGGGCGTGTTGACGGCGGCCTGCATGGAATACGGCTTCCCGCCGCAGCTTGCAGAAGTGTGCGGCGGATTGCTCGCGTCGATGATTGATGACCTGGTTGCGATCGGCAACTTGCGTACGGCCGACTTCGAACGTACAAAGCGCAAGCAACGCGTTCTGGCGCTCGCTGAAGAACCGGCGCTGTCCGGCTTAAGGATTGCCATAGCTGCGTCGCCGATCAATGGACAAGCCGCTGTGGCTCATTGGGATGCCATTTGCGAGAAGTATGAGCGCGGCAAGCTGGCCTGGTTGATGGGGATGCAAACGGATACGTCGTACGGCTACGGAAAAAGAATTGAGAAAATGCAAAATTAGCTGTTGACACGGTTGCCGCGTTGTGTTTGAAGGTTCGCAGGACGAAGTTGCAGAAGTTCTCAATTCCGAAGGCTTCCTCCATGCCAACGGTGGCGCGTTTGGCGCTACTTCGTTTCAAGGAAATCAAGCCTTCGTCCGTTATGTGTCGCTGTGAGCATAACGTGGATACTGTGCGAGCTAGGTGTAACGCACCAGCGGGACGGACATTCTGCAGAAACAGGGAAGCACCGTCTCTATTTCGCAGGCCGTTGCATAGGCACCTTTGATGCTCACGAGGTGGGTGACTTAATTAGAAAATATTTGCCCGAATACGCTTGACACCCCCAAAACCACGCCGTACAAGTACGACATTCTAATCCCTATGCTGGAGAGCAGACCATGACCAACACAGCCCACAACATTCTCGCCACCGCAATCGAAAGCCTTAAGGGCATCGATTTGACGAAGATCGAAAGCGCGCAGCTCGTACCGCTGATTAAGCAGGTACAGGACATTTGTTCGTTCAATGCCGCCATTCATGCGCAGATCGAAGCCCGCGCGATCGGCAATAGCGAGCTGATCCCCGGCGTTGTGGTCAAGGACGCCACTGTACACCGTCGCTGGACGGACCCGGAAGCCGCTGCAGAGCTGGCGCAGGAACAGATTGGCGACAAGGCATTTAAGCGCGAACTTATCAGCCCGGCCGCGATGGAAAAGCTTGGCGAGCTTGGTAAGTCGTTCGTGTCGCTTGCGAGCTTCAAGCCTGAAGCCGGTAAAAAGGTTGTCTATTAACGGAGGGATTGAGCGTGGCGAAGAAAAAGAAAACCGTACACTGGACCAAGTTACCGCGCCCCGAGCTGGTTAGCATGGTCAAGCGTCTGGAGCTGCAATGTGCAAAGCTGAAGCTACAGCTTGCCGAAGCGAACAACTTCGTTTCGCGCGCGGCTGCGGACAACGGGTACCGTGCTGTTACCGGCGAAGCGCAAGCTTGCGAATTGTTCGGCGTCGTGCATATTAAGCAGGACGAAGTACTGTCCGGTGCCGCACTGGACGACGTACTAGAGCGACGCGCGCCGGCCAAGATGCCCTGGGAGTGAACATGGTACGCGAGATTGATCTTACGCGCGACGCTCCGAAGACGCACCAGGACCGCGACAAGCGCGACCGTATCGAGCGTCAAAAGGTTCGCGTCAAGGATGCCAAGACGCACCGCGATCTGCAGAACGCAATGCTTGGTGTGCTCGATTTGCTGGCGGACGAACTATGAAATACGTTCTTTGGCTGCCCGTTGTATTCATTCTCGCCGTTCCGGTGTACGCGGCTGTTACGCCAATCGTTGCGCATCAACGCAAGTTGCAGCGTTGCATGGTCTACTTGCCGGCGATGCGTGACGTGAAGCTGAAGCGCTGGTGCCTGAAGCAGTCGGAGCGCATGCCATGAAAGAGTTGGTTCTAACTTGCGTGTTAATGGTGACAACACCGCAGGGCGAGATTTGCATAAAGCCGGACGGCAACGTAACGATGCCTGCCAACGCCGACATTACTAAGCAGTCGCGTCGCTTTTGGGAAGAGCTAGCTAAGACGTACAAGGTAATAAAGACAGAGCTTTGTATCTAGGAGCGAATGCCGTGACCGTTAACAAAATCAAATGCATTCGCTGCGATAAGACCTACGCAGGCGAGCCGGAAGACACCCCGGAAAAAGTTTGGAGCGACGCCGTACGCGAGGGCTGGCGTTCACGGAAGGTTGAGGGTTGTTGGGGCTATTACTGCCCGAAGCACGGGGTGACGGCATGACCGGGATAGCCGTTTATTGCATCGTTGTTGGTGTTTTGCTTATTGTCATGGGTCTGCACAGCTCTGCGGAAAAGGATGAGTTATGAACTTGCAAGAATTTGCCGGCCTGAAGATCGGTGACCAGGTAGTGAACCACATGCGCAACGACGGTGTCGGTATCGTGTCCGGCGTGACTGCGTACGGCATCAAGATACAATGGCCCCCGTCCACCATGGAATGGGAATTCACCAACCAATCAACTGCGTGGATGCACTGGAGCAAGAAAACCGATGACACCAAACCCGACACGGCAACGGATAACGGCGCACAGGCTGCGGCTGGCACTCCCCCGGGCGCTGCACAGGGCTAATCAGGCCCGCGCGAGCTTTCAGCGTGTCAACCGGCACGCCATCAAATCCGGTCGCAGTCGGCTACGTATCACCGTATCGCGGCATCTGCGCAAATACGCCGATTTGATCCGCCGTACGCTGTTACGAGCTTAACCTGCATACGGGGGCTTGCACTCCGACACCGCCGAACAGCACACACGGATTATCGCAAGCCTTAAACGAGCCTGAAGCGGACGCCCGTTAAATTATTTTCAAAATAGCTGTTGACTTCGTTTAAACGGCACTGTACACGTACAGCATAGCAACGCTGGAGAGTGTCACATGGCCCAACCTAAAAAGAAACAATCAACCCGTTTATTGAAAGCTTCATGCTCGAAATGCGGTTACGTCGTTCGCGTTACCGCAAAATGGCTGAAAGCTGCTGGCGCACCGTACTGCGGTACCAAGTCCCACGGTCGCATGGTGTGCGACATGCCGGAAGATGGGGAGGGTGAGGAATAACGGCAGTTTAAACGCCTGTCATACAAGCCCGGTGACAAACCAGCTCCGAACGTGCTAGCGTGCCGCAAATTGGCTAGGAGCGGGCACCATGAGCGACACGGCGGACTACGGCAGTGGCACGTTCGGCGGCGGGTTATCAGTAGGGCAACCGCTATCGTTGGCCCCGCCTGATCCCGGCACGCCGCAGGACGCAGCACCGGCCCCGGCAGCTCCGCAACCAGCGCCCGCAAGCGGCGGCATCTTTGGGTCCGGTCTTAGGATACCCGGGCAGCCGAACTACACCCCACCGGACCCCGCAACTAGCGCGTTGGATCAGACGGCCGACACGCTGCAACAGCGCATCAAACGAGCGAACGACATTGCCACGAACCCGGTTGCGCAATTCCTGAACCCGGAACAAGCGGCGAAGGCGCGCGATTTCATTCCGCAGGCAACCGAACAGCTCCAGAAGATACGCCAGCAAAAAGCGACGATGGCAGCCGGCCGTACGCAGGCCGAAACGCTGGGCCTTTCACCAGGCGAAGCCCCGGACGAAGCAACAGAAGCCGATCGTGTTGCCATTGCGCAATCGAAGGCGCTAAAAGGTGACTTGAGAGCGTTTCAGGGTCTTGCCGCTGTCAAGCCCGAAGCCGCTGCGGCAATCCAGGATCAGGTGCACGAAGCCGTACGCGGTCACATGGACAACGCGCAGCTCGCGTTTGACAGCCTGGCTGGCATGAAAAACGCCGGGCAATACGACGCGAAGCTTAAGCAGCTTCGTACGGAGGGCACGTTAACCGATCTTGAAGCACTCGGAATGCAGGTGCCAAAAACCTTTGATGATTTCAACGCTGCCAAGGGGCGGGAGGGCCAAGCGCTGCGACTGGCGCGGCAGGCGTCTGAAAACCTGGGTGCGCAGCTCGAAGCACGCGCCAACGGGCAGCCTATGGAAGAAAAAGAGCAAAAAACATACAAGGGCGCTCTTACAACAGGGTTTGGTGATGAACTGAATAACGGCGTGTATTCTCGAATTAACGGAAAACGCGCCTATACCGTAAATGGGCAGGCCGACGTGAACGATTTGGGCAAGAAATTCACGTACGCTAACGCAGATCAGCGCAAGGCGTTCGAAGAAAATTCTAAACTTGCGGTGCCAACCACGGAAATTGAAAAAGCTCGTACGTTTGCCCGTACGTACAAACTCGCCACGACGGACGGCAAGGGCAATGCGATGCCCGAAGGTACAATCAACACTAATCCGAACGTACAGCAAGGCGTCGCCGAAGGGCTGGCGAGCATGCTACGCGGCGGCAGCGGCGGTGCTACCGGACAGTTGTTGAAGATTGAAACCAGCAAGCGCGGTTTTTTACAGGCGCTAATCGACAAGATCAGCACTGAAAAGGGCGCGACTATCAACGAACTGAAGGGCGCGGACGTCAATCCGTACTTGTCCAAGTTGACGCAATCGCAAATCCGTGACGTCATGAACGTCATTAAAGGCTACAACGATGACAGCATCGGCAGTCGCATGGCTCCGATCGCGCGGCGCGCGGGGGCGTTGGGCCTCGATGCGTCGGCGCTTGGTTTGGCTCCAGGCGAAGTCAAAGGCGTTGACGACCAGCTTGAAGCGGGGCGGCAAGACACGATTGCGCGTTTCCGGGACCGATCGCGGCCAACCAGCAGCGGCGACGGCGCGATCTATCTCGACACGCCGCCGTCATTGCTGGTGCACAAGCCCGATGCTGTGCAGCCCGGTCCTGTCCCACCCCCCGTACAGAACCCACCTGCAGGTTCGCCCCCGGCTCCCTCGGGTCCTGCAGCTCCGGGTGCACCGCCTGCAGCTCCGAACCCAGCGGCGTCAACAGCCCCCAACCCGACGCCGGGCGGTTCCGGTCCTGCAGGCGGTGGCGGCGGACCTGCGCCCGCGCCTATCACGATCGCAGGGCAGCCGGTTAGCGTGCCACTGCCCGGTGGTGTGTCTCCGAACTTCGTTACAAACACGCAGCGTGTCGAAACCGGCAAGAGCAAGGACCCGTGGACGGCTACTACACCGAATAGCAGTGCGTCCGGTGCGTTCCAGATGATTGATAAGACGTGGAACGAAAACAAACCGGCTGACGCAACGGCGACGCGTGCCAAAGACGCTACGCCCGCGCAACAGTCGCAAGCGTTCGCTACGTTGATCGCTAAGAACGCGCAAACGCTCACGACGGCCGGTGTTCCCGTTAACGACACGAGCTTGTACGTTGCCCACAATCTTGGCGCGACGGGTGCCAGCACGTTGTTGAAGGCAGACCCGAACGCAGACGCGCGTACGGTGGTGGGTGAAACGGCTGCGAAGAACAACCCGCTGTTTTTCCGGGGCAAGCCGACTGTGGCAACAGTGCTGCAGCGTTACCAAACCGAAATGAGCAAGGAACCGCCTAAACTGCCGGATAGCGGAAGTAGCCCCGCAGCTAGCGCGCCGGCTGAAGGCGGTTTCTGGCAGCGGTTGAGCAACACGCTATCCGGGAAGCAGCCGGGTGAAACCGACGAAGAAACGTACCGACGCGAAAGCGCGCGCACGAATGCAGCAATAGTAGGCAGTAAAGACCTTGCTGTTGAGCACGCGCCAATCATCGGCGGTACGGTTGGCGGCATCACAGGCGGCCCCGTGGGTGGTGCGGTCGGTGCCGGTGGCGGCCAAGCGCTGAAAGACTATTTACAGGGCCGTCCGTTTGACCCGGTGGAAACCGCAAAGCAAACGGTGCTCGGCGGCGTGTTGAGTGTGGGCAGCGCAGCGCGTCCCGTGCTCGCTGCCGGCGCGCGTGTAGTCGGCGCTGGTGGTGTGGATGCCGCTGCGGAAGCTGCGAAAGGCGGTGACGCAGGCGATATCGCGAACGCGGGTGCAAAAGGTGTTACCGAAAGCGCAGGCGGGGAGTTGTTCGGCCGCGCGCTTGGCATGATCGGGCACAAGGTTTGGAGTTTGTTTGCTCCAGACGCCAAGGCTACCGTACAGGCGGCAGCGAAGTCTTACGCAGACGCAAAAGACATTCTTGATAAAGAACCGCCGAAGCTGCCGGGCGCTGGCGGTACGGCGAGCGGCCCGAACCCGGCGTACGACGCTGCACAGGCTGCGAAAGAGAAAGCCGAAACTACGCTTAAAGACGCCGGTTTGGAGCCTGAAGCGGCTGCGTACGCGCATAAAGTCAGTTCGGAAGGCGTACCAAAACAGGAAGCGCAAGCGGCGCGGCCCGGAGCTGTTGAAAAAGATAAAGTTGGTGCTGGTTACCAACAACTTGAAAACGAAGTCGGCGACACTGGCGTAGGCGTGCCGAAAGCATCGCCGAAACTGCCGGACGGCCCGCGCGCTGCAGTCGAAAGCGGCGCGGTGCCCAAGAGCTTCGCTGATATCGCCGAAAAGACTGAAGCCGCAATCACAGCACCGGCTCCAAACTGGCAAGCCAAGTGGGTTCAGTTAAAAGATGCGCGATCGGCGTTGCTTGAAAAAGAACGCGAAGCTTACGCCAGCACCAGCGATCGAAAAGGCGAAACCGCCGAAGCGTACCGTGCACTTGCGGACACCGTACGCGCGCAACAAGAAAAGACGGCTAACTACGTATTTGGGCCGCAAGACGGCCCCGCGTTCATGTCACGTCTAAAAGTGCTTGACGGTCGTTACCGTACGTTGATGGAAGCAACTAACGGCGGCGACCTGGCGGGTATGGCGCGATTGGAGGGTGACGCCGGCCGAAAGGCTGATAAGGCGTTCCGTTCGTTCGCAATGGGTGACAAGGACGCGATTGCAGCGTGGGACGCAATGCGCCGTACAGGTAGCAACGTTGAAAAGGACGTGCTTAAAGCAATCCAAATCGAAAAGGTTCCCGTGCTCGGTACGGCGTACAACATAGGAAAATATCTTCTAGGGTTGCGTAAATTCATGAGCGAGCGTGCAGCTGGCAACCCTGCCACCTTCGCGGACATGGTGCCAGAACTGAAAGCCGCGCAGCAACGCCAGGCACGGGCCGTACGTGACGTCGGCGGGCAGATCGGTTCGCACACTGCCGTACAGGGTGACGTATTCGGGAGTGCTTTTCAGTGACAACGCGCAACGAACAGCACATGCACCTTCCGTTGATCGAAAGATTGACGGAGCAACTTAAGGACACCGGCACGCCGGAAACCGAAGCGCGCGGTATGGCATTGTCAATCTTGCGCGATCGGGGCCACGTAGAACCCAATTCCGAAACGCTCACGGCTGAAGGTGCACGGCGTGATGAAATGGGAGCTGCGAGCCGTGCGATAGACCGCGCAACAAAACGCGCGCCCGGTAACTACACGTACGATACGAAAACCAATCGCGCCGTACGTAAGAGATAGTACGTTTAAACATGTTTATAAATCCGTGGGCACAGACACCCCCATCGCCGCAGTCTAAGACGCCTTGGGAAACCTTGTTAGAGCGTCTTAGCTTCGGCGTGCCCCCGGATATCGCATGCAGAGCTGCCGGTATTGATTGGGAAACGATCAAAGACCGACCCGAAGTAGACAAGGCGCTTGCTGAAGGCGAAGTCTTGCTGTTTGAGCGTGCCCGGGACAGCGGCGTAACTGGTGTTGTACGGGCGGCGATGCGCCACGAAGTTAAGACGTGGTTGCCGAAGGCGGAACCCATACCGACGGGTGCGACGCTGGAAGAACTGTTACGGGATTAAGCATGAACGGCGCAACGTTGTTCTTGTCACGTCGAATTGCGGCCGGCAGCTCGTAATCGTCCGTACGCGGTGGTTGTTCCCAAGGCATCTTCATTCCAGCGCTCCCAGTGGTGGGTGCAGCAACCGCCATTCTAGTTTGTGATCACGCTTGATTGGGGCTGGCTTTTCGTACGGCGGTACGGTGACATGACGCGAAGGCGGGCGCTGCGGCACCGTACACAGCGCGCAAATTAGCAATATCGTCATTTCGAAGCTCTCCGTCGCTAAGTGTATGACAATTTTAAACGTCTTGCAAGGCTCTTGTTGTATGACATTTTTTCATGTATTCGTATTCGCGATGATTTAAACACCGTCGCCACATAGGAGGCTTCCCCGTGGTCAACATCGTTAACCAAGGTACGCTCGGCGGGGGGTTCCGCCATTATTCTGGTCTTTTGCCGACAGAGCCAATGAACGGCGGCCCGCAGGCGCAGGCTTCCGTACGCATCTTCCACGTACCGGCTGCCAACGCTGCCGCGATATATCGTGGCGACATTGCCGTGTTCGCGTCGGCGTCGATTGGCACGCAGGGCGCGGCCGATCTTCCCGCCAACATTTCCGCGCCGTCCGCGTCCGTCGTTATCGGCAACGGCGGCGGTTCGGGTCTTGGCAACCAGTCCATGGCACCGAATGCAACGCGCTGGGTGCCTGGTGATACCACGTCCGTCATTGCTGGCGTCGTTGTCGGCTTCGGCCCAATTACGCTGTACATGGCGAAGAACGGCTTCCAGTACGTGCCGGCGAGCACCGAAGCGTGGTTGTCGATCGAAACCGACCCGGATATGGAAATGGCTATCACGGTTCCGACCGTGCCCGGCACTGCGTTCAATCTGTTGCTGAACGATGGTGCGGACGTGCAGGCGAATGCCGGTTTCCAGTCAACCCGGTTCGGAATTTCCGGCGTGTCGCTGAACCCGGCGCTGGCTTCGACTTCGACGCTGCCACTTCGTGTGCTGTCTTCGGGCATGCAGATCGGCAATGACCCGACTGCGGCTGGCTTCGTTGCCAACTGTATGTTCAACAAGACGCGCCATTTCCGTGGCACTGGCGCGCTCGGGGCCGACTAGCCGTACGCCAACAACGCAACAGCAAATGAGGATATAGGACAATGAAAATTCCAAATGCTTTCCGCGTACCGGCGTTTATGCTGGCCGCGTTGCTCGCTTTGGCGCTGCCGGAAATACCGAACGCGCCTGCACAGACCGTCACGCAGCAGCCGCAGTTCATCGCTCCGAACACCATCAAGGATTTGGGGAACGGCCCGATTGAGCTGCGGACTGTCTTGGGCAACGCCTGGGCGTTCACGTCGTCCGGCTCCGGTGTCGGGTCTACGTCGGGTTCGGCCACGCTGTTGACGTTGACGGCGACGCCAACAACGGTTCCGCTAGTTGGTGGCATTATTTCGGGTGCCGGCATTACCAGCGGTACGACCGTGTCCGCGTACAGCGGTGTGAGTGTAACGCTTTCCGCTGCCATGACCGTCGCGGCGTCTACGCCAGTTGCTTGGGGTGCCGCGTGCCCGGCGTTCAGCGGCGGCTTACCGGCCCCGAACCTTCCGCTGCAGGCAGGTACAGCACCCACCGATTTGCCGCTGTACACGCAGGCCCGTATTTGCGGTTACTCGGCTAACGGCCCCGGCGCTACCGTACTGCCGTTTGCCATCGGCGCACACTAAGCGTCGTGTTCGCACTTGGGGCCATTGTGTCGCTTTGCTACATTCCGGGTTTAACCGGAGCGTCAATCGCGACACAGTGGCCGGTGTTATCTATTCTGCTCCCGCTGGCGTTGTGGCGTTCCGGCCCGATGACGCCGCTGCATTGGATAGGGTTGCTTTTTATTGCGTATGCTGCCGTACGCGTGTTCTACGCCCCACTCTTTGCCGATAGCGTGTACGGATTGTGGTTAGTCTGCATTATGGCCCTAAGTTTCTGGTTAGGTTCTACCATGGACGACTTGCGAAAACTTTATGCGGGGCTGGCAGTCGGGGCGTCGGTTTCATCCATGGTTGCCGTTTTCCAATACTTCGGCGTTTCTGTAGTTCCGTACGTCACTCCGACCCCTGCCGGGCTGTACGTCAACAGCGTAGTGCAGGGTACGGTGCTGGCGTTGATCGTGGTTGCGCTGGTTTCGGAGCGCATGTGGCTGTGGGTGCCGCTGCCGATATTGGGCATTGCACTGTCCGGCTCGCGCGGTGCGTGGCTCGCTTTGGCGGCAGGTTTACTGGCCGCGTACGTCCGTCGCGCATGGGTTTTTGTGATCCTGGGTGCTGCCGGTTTGCTGCTTTTGATGCAGCCGCTATCTTCGTCCGACGTGTTGCGACTAACTATCTGGACGGCAGCTGTGCATAATTTTACCTGGCTGGGTTGGGGTCCTGGGTCTTTCTTTTCGTGGCTACTCTGGTACGATAACAACAGCATTTACCCGGAGTACGCCCACAATGATGCGCTTCAGCTCGTTTTTGAATACGGCATTGCGGCTGTTCTTCCTTTCAGCATTTTTGCTTTCGTCCTTACACGCAACAGCGATCGTATGTGGCCCGTTATCGTCGCATTCGTCACTGCCGGGTGCTACTCAATGCCGCTTTATATGCCAGTTGCTTCGTTCATCGGGTTGGTTACTGCGGGCCGCATTGTTCGTTCTTGGGCTTTGGTTCGGCGTGAGCGCAATAGCCGGCGATTTGACTTCGTACCGCGCGAACACCGTTACGCAGCTCAACCAGGCAGTACAGATATTCCCATGGTCGCGCGTTCTTAGAGAAAGGGCTTACGTCTATGGTCGCACCGGCAGCCGTTAATAACCAACCGCGTAGCTTTCAACAGTGGCAGGCGATTGCTGCAACACCGTTGGACTTCAACCTTGATGCCGGCGCGTACGGTTTGTTGGTATCCGCCAGCGTATTCGGTACGGCGACGCTGCAAAAGTTTCTGCCGGATGGTGCGGGCGGTGGTGTTTACCTTCCCGTGTCCGCCGCGCTCGCCGCAAACGGCTATACGGTGCTCCAGCTTTCGGCCGGACAGTATCAAATGACGCTTGCCGGCATTACTGCGTTCACGGGCGAGATAGCGAAGATCGACGTGGGACGGAGATAACATGCGCGTTACCATCATCAAGGACGACAACAAGGTACTGGTGGACGGCACCGGCCACACGGTTGACTGCAGCACGCTGCCAGATACTTTTCATGCGCTGCAATGGGACGGCGTACGCGGCGAGATTGAGTATCGCAGAACGCGGTGCGGACACTGCGGCGCTCATTCGAAAAAGGGCAACGAATTTATTACGGACTTGTCGCCGTATCAGACGTACGTTGACGCTTGGCACGTCGCGGACGTTGCAGCCAAAGCGGGGGCTGCGGATGCTGCCGGATAAGAAAATCGGATGCCATCGGCTTGTGCGCAAGTGCCATGATGGCGTCGTTAAGCACCACTGCCAACTGTGGATGCAAATTCGTGGGCGCGACCCGCAGACCGGCGCTGAAATAGACCGTTGGAGCTGCGCAGACGCGCTGGTACCGACGTTGTTGATTGAAAACGCGCAAATGTCGCGGCAGACCGGCGCGGCAGTTGAAAGCCTGCGCAACGAAATAACCGGCACGAAAAACCAGCTACGTGACCTTATCGGAGTAATCGGCAACGTACGGCGCATCGGACAGGCTGCGGAATGATTGAAATGAGGTATCCGCAATGGCAGTTCCGTCAGTGGTACTCGGAAGTAGAATATCTCTGATGATAGAGCAAACTATCACTGTGGGCAACATTATCGAAATAGCCTCAATCATCGGTGGCGGTATTGCTGTGCTTGTGACCATGCGTTCTACGGTTGGCAACATCAAAGAACAAGTTCAGGGGATGCAACTAGAAATCAAAAAACTGGCTGAAGTGATTACCCGCATGGCGGTGACCGACATTCGCTTGAATAATTTGGAAATGGACGTTCGCGAAATGCGCCATGGGCGCGGGTTTGTCCAAGGTTCGCGGTCTGGAATTGATGGCGAGTACCCGCGCTAAACCGCCAGTTTAAACGGCTAGCAAATCGTCTTTTTCTGTGCTAGACTTTTGATCGCGGCAGGGACCAAACCCACGGAGAGCGATCAAATGGAAAACCTAAAAGCAGATTTTGGCGGCATGCTCGAAAAGCTTGCTGCGTTGGAAGTGTCGGCCCGAAGGCTGCCGAACCAGCATCTTGCCGATCTCATCAAGGCGTCGCACGGCCGTTTGACTTCGGCGGCTTCGCATCCCGACGTCGATTTGCTGGCGCTGCAGCTCGATCGCGACGGCCGCGACGGCATCCACAACACTGCCGACAAGTTCCCGGAAAATCAGGACGGCAGGCCGTTTCCGGGCGGCCCCGACGCTCCGAATAACTTCGATTTGCCACACCATAGCGTATGAGCAAGGGCCTGCCCACTAGAGCGAAAGCTGGCGTTCCGGGTAAGACTGTGACGTACAGCCCTGCCACGTATTTCATTGCGAAGCGCATGGAAAACGCTGGCATGCTTCGACCCGGGCAGGCCCTACTTCTTGCAGCGGCGCTGCCGGACAAAATCAAACCGCCGAAGAAAGGCAAACGACGATGACGAAATTCAAAGGTTTAAAGACGGGGTTCAATCCGAAAGGCAGCAACGATTGCTGCCCAAATGAAATGGGGCCGCCCAAGACGAAGTTCGGCGGACGCCCTGCGGTGCCGGCCGGGCCGCTGAAGCGCTACCCCGGTGCGGTGGCAGATATCGGCATGGGCAACCGGCGTCTTGCCAAGTCAAATCACGGTGACGGTGGCGGCAGCGGCACGTCGTTCAGCACCACGGGCGGCAATGCCTTCGGACGTGGCAAGCGCTAGGAGTTGCCATGTTCTATCGCCCGGGCGGGGGTCAGAGGATCAACCCTCAATATGACATGGTGTACGCGGACTTCATTAATGGTGCAACTGCTTGGTGTCCAGTTAACAAGGGTGATACCATCGCAGTAAACGTCGCGCGTGCAGCGCTCACGTTCCAAACGGTTGCGCAAAGTCTGGTGACCAAATCGGCAGTAGCCCCCGAAGTTCAAATCTTGATGGAATTGAAAATGTTCGGCGGTGACTCGGACGCTGCTGCGTGGCCCGTCGATCAATGGCAAAATATGGTGGTGGCGACGTCACGCCGCGCATCGCGCGCCGGTTGGGTACGCCTGCGGATTATCAACATCAACAACAGCGACGGCACGGGCGTTGCCTTGGCGCTTCAGATAACCCGCACGGGAGATAGCGGCGCGGTGACGTGATGGGAGGCTTTGACAACGGCAGCTTGCAGGGCGGTATATTTTTCCAAACAAAACAGTTTGGATCAATCCTGCGTGGCTTCGGTCCGCCAGCTCCGCAAGCTGGCGTCATGGGTGACGTCTACATAGACGTACAGACGTGGAACCTTTACAACAAGCGATCGGAAAACGACACGGACCCGTGGGGGCACTATCTTTTTGTAGTGCCCGCGCCGTACCGCGCTACGTTGAAGTGGTTCAACTCTTACGCACCGGATGACAGCGTAGGCATCGCAGGCGATTACTGTCTGTTGTGGGCCGGCTATTCCAACTACGGCATGCAGCCATCCGTGTACGGTCCCAAGCAAGCCACGGGATGGCCTGAAAACGGCAACGGCGGTACGGTGTCAATCGCTGCGGCTGGCGCGGGGACTGTGTTGCCCGTTGGGTTGTTGGACGAAGGTGCACCAATTCCGTACAGCATTTCAACGCAGTTAATCGTTGTTGGCTTGTCCGATGAATATATTCTTGCCGTTCCGGTTGCGGCGAACGCAGGTGACCCGGTAACACAGCAAGGGCTCCAATCCGGCCCCGTTGCTGTAACAGTCATGTTGAACCCGCTGTACACGGCAATAGATGGACATGCGCTATGATGGGAGGCAGCCATCTCTGGTTTTGACAACGGCACGCTTCAAGGTGGCATTTTCGCCCAAACGAAACAGTTTGGTTCGATTTTGCGCGGCTTCGGGCCGCCCGTGCCGCAAGCTGGTGTTGTCGGCGATCTTTATATTGACGTTGACACGTTCCAGGTTTTTACGAAGCGTTCAACGGATGCGTCGGCTGATGTTGACCCGTGGGGGCATTACATTTTTGTTGTTCCCGACACGTACACAGCTACGTTGAAATGGTTCGTCGCGACGATGCCGACGAACGACATAGGTGTGGATGGCGATTATTGTTTGCTGTGGGGCGGGTACCCAAATTACGGCATGCAACCTGCGATCTTCGGTCCGAAGGCTGCAGGCGTGTGGCCCGGTGCGCCGGCCGATATCGCTGTGACTTTGAACCCACTTTATACAGCAGAAGATACGCATGGTTTATGATCCCGCAACAGATTTTTTGGCACTGTGGCGCAACGTTGCAGGTGCGGTGTCCAAAGTTGAAATGCCTACTTTGGACCTTACGCTTGCTGCGCTTGCGCGTGCGGGTTTGTTTACGCTGTCCGTGTCTGCCACTGCGCCCGTCGCAAATCAAAACACCACTGCATGGTTGCAGACGGCAGTTCCAAGTAATTCGGCCGAAGGCACCTTGCATCTTTGGGACCCGGACGCCGCAGCGTACGCACCCGCCACGGCTGCGTTGTTTCTGCAGCTCTTGGAAGCGTCGGCGGGGCAGACGGGTGTTTCTTGGTTCCCAACTACGGGCGGTCCTCCTATTAACACGGTGGGGAATGACGGCGACTTCGCCATACGTACGGATGAACCCGGGGGCATTTACGGGCCGAAGGCGGCAGGCGCGTGGCCGGCAGACCCCATTCCGGGCACTACCGACATAATCGGTAGCGAACAACTGGACCTTACTTTCGGCGATACTCCGGGCGCGCTTATCATTCGCGGACCCGCTGTGTGGCAAGCGCTGGAAGTAGGGGCTGCAAACGACGTCATGACGGCCGGCGCAATCCCTACGTGGGAAACGCTGTCTGCGCTTATGGATGCGGTGTTTGGAGCTGTGCAAGGTGATATTCTTTATCGGGACGTAGCGACGTGGGCAACGCTGGCTCCGAGTGCCACCGCTGGATTTATTTTGCAAAACAACGGTCTTGCGTCTAACCCGTCGTGGGCGTCCCGTACGACAGAGTTTCCGTCCGGCACCGTCATGTTGTTTCAACAAAGCGCGGCACCCCCGGGATGGACAAAACAAACAGCGATCAACGATTACGGCTTGCGCGTCACGTCCGGTTCGGTGGGTTCTGTTTCGGGTTCGGCGTTCAGCACTGTGTTTGCGCAAACTGCGGTTGGCAACACCACGATTACAACAACCACGATGCCTTCGCACACTCACACGTCGCCGGCACCTGGAGCAACCATAACGGTTGTCGCGGCAGCGGGCGCGGCGGTTTCGCAACCAGGTGCCAACACGACGGGCGCAACGGGCGGCGGCGGTTCGCATAACCATTCCGTAAATCTTACTTTGTCGTACGTAGACGTCATCATAGCAACGAAAAACTGACATGAGCTACGACCCAACAACTGATTTTCTTGGATTACTCCGCCGTATGCCTACCGGCATTGAACTAGCACGCGCGCCGTTGCTTGATCTTGTGGTTGATGCGCTAGCGCGTGCGGGCTTGTTCAAACTCTCAATTGGGCAGACAGCACCCACAGCTAATCAAGCCACAACAGCGTGGCTACAACCGGCGCAACCGTCGTGGACAGCCGAAGGCACGCTATGGTTATGGGACGCCGGTACGTCGGCGTACGTCGTTGCTACACCAGCGTTGTTCTATGCACTCTTGCAAGCGTCGGGGTAGGGCGAAATGAGCTACAGCCCGATAACTGATTTTATTGCGCTACTTCGCCAAACCAGCGGTGGCGTACGTACAGAGCGCATGCCGGGTCTTGACTATTTGGTGGCGGGACTTGCACGCGCTGAAATGTTTTCTATTTGGGTGGGTTCCGCAGCACCTGTCGCTAATCAAGCGACTACAATATGGTTTCTGCCGGCGTCGCCGTCGTGGGTGGCGGAAGGTGCGGTGTTTCTATGGAATGCATCAACGCAGAGCTACCAACCAGCGACGCCTGCGCTGTGGAACGCATTATTTATTGGTACAACTTTAGCAACTGTATTTCAGTCTATTGCGGTCGGTGCGGGGGCGATAAACCCGTCAACTACGTTACTCGCAATTGAGAGGGCTAACCCCGGAGCTACGGCCCTTACCCTTCCGGCTGTTGCTACGCGTACGCGGGCGCTTCAAATTGTGGATTGGTCCAGTGCTGTTGTGAACCATGCTATTACACTGACACCGGCAGCGGGTGAAACCGTTATGCGGTTGACGTCGTTCGAGCTACTCTCTACGCCGGATCAACTTTCCGGCGTCACTCTAAAACCTTCAACAGACCTTATCGGATGGGTTGTAGCGCCATGAAATACGTACGTACGTTCGCTGTTGCGGCAGCTCTGGTGTGCATTTCATTTTCTGCGTTTGCGCAGTGGCAGACGCCTAATCACTCCGTTGCAGTAGGGCGCGGAGCGGGTGTTATAGGCTTCGGAAACGCCGCACCGGGCGCAACAGTTGGAGCGATTTTAGTTGGTGCAGGTGCAACTACAGACCCGGCGTTCAGTACGATACTTCCGGCAACGTCCTACACGTTTCCTAATGGCTTAATTGGTATTGCTGGTGGATCTAATTTAATTCCATTAGATGTTGGAGGCCGGATACATTCTACCGAAGCAACCTTCAGTAATGGTCCTGTCACTGCGTCGCAGCCGCTACAAATCGATTTTATCCCGGCAACGGTAAGTGGTGCGGTTATTTCCAACACATCAGTTGGCTCGTCAGGATCACCCTATTCGCTTCCAGCGGATAGCATCGGATCCGTTATGCGATCTTTCAGTTACGTTAACTCACCCTATGTGGCTGATCCAAATGCTCAGTTCACTGGATTTTTTCTCTCCAACAACATGCTGGGAGGAACGAACGGAGCGGTTAATGGGGCCAGTTTCAACGCCACGACAGGAGGTACTTGGACGAACCCACTGTCAGTCGGGGGTGCTGTTGGTCTCTACGCAACTGCCACTGCCACCAACGGAGGCGGGGACAATTTCTCGGCTGATTTCATCACGACAATTCCACAATCAGTGACGGCTACCCGAAGCGTCCAGGGTTTGGAAATTGACATTAACAATGGATCGTCTACCGGAGTTAAATTGGGTCTCGCCACGAATTTTGGTACGGGAGCTAATGATGGCGGGGCCGTTACCGGAACGTATACACTTTCCAACGGCGGCGGGACGGTCCCATCTTCTATCGGTTGGTTCATGCAGGCTGCAACGACTTCGGCCGGGGTCTCGATTGGGATTGGACTTATCGGGCAGGGACCCGGTGCATGGCCTATAGCTTCGACGGGCACAGGACTATTGATGGCGGGCGGCACTGCCGCCATCGGTATTGACCTTTCGCGCAATACGACATGGACGACTGCGGCGATCAAGACGCCGGGATACCTGCTGGACGGCAGCGGCACCATAACCTCCGGTACATGGCAAGGTTCGATTGTAGCCGGGCAATACGGTGGAACGGGCGTTGCCAATACCGGAAAGACCATCACGCTAGGCGGCAATCTAGCTACTTCGGGCGCGTTCGCTTCGACGTTCACCATGACCGGCACTACTGCCGTTACGTTTCCGGCAAGCGGAACATTGGCGACAACAGCGGGCGCTAGCATTCCGGCCGTCGCTACTGGTGATATTTTATACGGATCAGGTACTAATGCGTTATCGGCTTTAGCTCACGGTACTTCTTCTCAAGTTTTAATTGGTGGTGTGTCTGCTCCCTCTTGGGGATCAGTTACTTCTGCTATGTTAAATATTACAACTACTACCTGTACTAATCAATTTATTACAGCTATCTCAGCGACTGGCGTAGGGACGTGCACATCGGTCACGGCGGCCGAAACTCCGCTGACCAATACCCATATTCTTGTTGGCAATTCAAGTAATGTTGCGACTGATGTGACCCTGAGCGGCGATGCGACGATAACTAATACCGGAGTTATCACCGTCAACAAATCTAACGGCACTGGATTTGGCACCGCAGCGTTTCAGAACACCGGAACATCCGGTGCAAACATTCCATTTCTGAATGGTGCGAATACATGGTCCGGTGCGCAGACCTTCGGAACAACAGTTGCGATTACTCCAACCGCAGTTACCACCACACAGGGCCTCTATATCTCCCAGACCGGGCCGAACTCTTATTCCACCGGATCAGACAATTTTTACTACAACCTAACCACAATCGGCAATGACCAGATCACCGCCAGTGCGGGCAATGTTTCCATATATGGTTCTGGCGTCACGCTTGCAGTTGGCGGCGCATCCACGGGTTCTCATGTGGCCTTTATCTCGCAGATAAATCACAACGTCGCTTCAGTGGATACCGGTGACACTATTGGCGGCGTTTTTACTGCGGCTGCAACTGTGAACGCGGGCGGAACAAATACTGGTGCGGGAGCCAATGGAACTAACTTTGCAGGCGGTCTTGTCAGCATCTGCGGGCCCGGCGCGACTAATTATTTTGAATGCGCGGGTGCTGAAATCGATGTCGGCGTCTCTATTGGTGCGAGCACTAAGTTACGTTTAGGGTTGAGCGTGGTTTCCGGAGGCGGCCTTCAAGGGGCAGCTTTCGACGCCGCATATGAAATTGGTGCCGTTAGCCTTGGTTGGCATAATGGTTTGTTTCTAGCTAACTTTCATGGGTTCACGCCACTAGACAGCGGCGGATGTGTGATTTGCACTGACGGGTCAGCAAATACTATCGCAAAGGGATTTGATCTTTCTTCGTACACACTCACTAGCTATTTTCTGCGTGGGCCAGCCAGTAACTTTTCCGTTGATCAGAGCGGAAACGTTGTTGGTGCAAACATGAATGCGGGTGGAACACTTCTCGTGACCGGCGCGACGACTTTAAGCGCGGCACTGACTTATGGGGGAGTGGCGCTTTCTAACTTAGTCACAGGTACCGGGTCGATGGTGCTATCCAATTCTCCAGCGTTGGTAACTCCATCGCTCGGGACACCTACATCTGGCATTGCGACTAACCTGACCGGGCTGCCAACCTCGGCGCTGACAGGCGTGCTGCTGGCCGCGCAAGGGCCAGCCCACACCGGAGACGTGACGAACTCGGCAGGCTCACTCGTCCTTACGCTGGCGACCGCGCAGCCCGCCGTTCACACTTGGGCGTTGACACAAACGTTCACGGTCGCCCCGGTATTTACCGATCAATCTGGAAGCCGGACAGCGCTTGGCCTCGGCACGATGGCAACGCAGGCTGCCTCGGCGGTCGCTATCACCGGAGGCACTATTGCTGGATTGACGGGGCTCGCGATTAGGGACACCAGCGCGACGTTTGATGTGACCATCGCTGCGACGGCGACCTCAGCGACGTTAACGGCGGGCCGGACGCTCACGCTCGACGTGGGAAACGTCGCACACACGCTGAAGCTTGGAACGACGGCAGGAACGATCACGTTCCCGAACACGGCGGCAGACACGGTTGCAATGCTTGCCGTTGCCCAGACTTTCACTGCAAGGCAAATCGTTAGCGGCATAAGCAACGACGCTATTGCTGTTTTAAGCGGAGACTCAAGCTCAAACAGTGGTATCTCCGTCGGGCGCACAGCAGCAGATGGCTATCTCGTAGCAATAGGAACGGCAACGGGATATAACCCTGTGTCGCTACAAGGCGACACTGTCTTACGTGGTCAATCTCGCATATTGTTGGATGGAAGCGGCGGCGGGACCAACGCGATTATCATCGGAGCCACGAATACGTTGACGCTTTCCACCGTGGCTAGTGACGCAGCCACAACCGACAATTCGCTATGCGTAAGTGCTACGGGTCTCGTGCTCAAAGGGTCTGGTACTTTAGGTATATGCTTGGGTACATCTGGCGCGCAGTTCAAAACGGCTATCGTTCCGATGCTGGCTGGCATTGACGAAATATCTAGGCTGAAATTGTCGAACTATCGCTATCGTGAGGGCTATGGTGACGGAGGCGCACGCACGCAATACGGGATGACGGCGCAAGACGTTTCCGAAGTTATGCCAGACCTTGTCCGGTATGACGAACATGGTGTTGCGATAAACTTCGATCTCGGGGCATTCCTGCCTGTCTCGCTTCATGCGCTGCAACAGTTGAATGAGCGCATAGCAAAATTGGAGAACCACAAGTGAGATCATTTATTATCGGACTGTCTTTACTCGTTGCAACGCCTGTTCTCGCCCAACAGACAGCCGCTGATCCGCTGGTGTTTCAGCGTATATTGAACACTGCGATTGCCCAGCGTAACCAGATGAACAATGCCGCGCTGCAAGAAGCGGCCATAGCAGCCGGGACCATCGAGAAGTTGACGGACGATCTTGCCAAGGCTCAGGCGCGAATCAAGGAACTGGAAGTAAAGCCGGACGTGAAAAAGGACTAAGCAACTTGAAGATTTAAAAAGGAAATTAAATAATGCTAACACTTCAAATGTTAAAAACATTATGGCCTAAAGGTGATAGTATTGACATTCACGCTTGGGATTTTAACGGCAACATCGGGAGTAGCGGGATGCGTTTGATTATTATCGGACTGTCTTTAATCGCAGCAACATCGGCGTTAGCGCAGCAACCGTCTGCAGCCACACCTAACGAACGCGCGTTGGGGCAGAAGCTCTTTCAGGAAATGCAATCCGGTGTTACTTGTTCGTCTAACTTGATTGCTGCGCAGGAAGAACTTGCTAAAGCACAAGCGCGCATCAAAGAGTTGGAAGCAAAGATGCCGGTTGAAAAGGAACCGCCCAAATAACGGGAGCACAGCATGGCTTTCATCAACACGCTGTACAATCTCTGGCCTCAAGGCGACAAGTTGATACCGGGTTTGCGTGATGGCATTGCGAATGCTGCGCCCGTTGTGTTTTTGAAATACGGCATAGAACCAAACTTGGTTGTTGCGCACTTGATGGCGCAGATTAGTTTGGAATGTAACGCCGGATTGGAAGTTGTTGAAAATCTGAATTACACAGCGCGCCGCATGTGCCAGGTGTGGCCTTCGCGTTTCCGCACAATCGAAAGCGCACAGCCGTACGCCGGCAACCCGCGTGCGCTCGGCAACAAGGTCTACAACGGTCGGATGGGCAACCGTCCGGGTACGGACGACGGATACAACCATCGCGGACGCGGTGCTACGCAAACGACAGGCGCGGGCCGCTACATCCCGGCAAAAGGGAAGGTGCCCGCTATTTACGAGGGGTACGCTGGCTTGCAGGGGTTCTTGGCAGAGCACGGCGTCAGCATTGATCTTGTCAACGACCCCGATCTTATCAACAACCCCGCGCACTTTTTAGAATGCGGAGTAGCTGACTTCATTATTTGCGGCTGCTTGCCGTACGCCAAAGCGGATAATGTGCTCATGGTCACGGAAAAACTGAACGGCGGCACTACGGGCTTCGCTGACCGGGTTACGTGGCTGCGTCGCTGGAAACCAGCGTTGGGGGTCTAGGTCTTGCTGTTAACCCCGGCGTAGGCATTGCCATTCTTGCCATCGCCGGAACGGTCGTTTTTTCCGAAGACGTCCAGCTCTGTTTCGAACTGCGCAAGATCGGTCACGGTGCCGTCCAGTTCGGTGTGCTTTTTCAGGAACACGGCTTCCCGCTTTTTGTGGATTTCTTCCACGCGATCGACGTACTTGTTGACGTCGGCTTCCACCGCCGTTTCTAGCCCCACCTGTGCGTTGCTGGCTTTGGCGAGGATATCGGACAGGCGACCCATTTTAAGCGTCCTTGCGGCCCGTACGAGGGCGGTTAAACGGTCCAGCGTCACAACGTACGGGGCACGGCCCGGGGGCCTTAGCACGAACAACGGGGCCGGTTCGGAGGGCATCTTTCCCGGCCCCGTCGCTCTTGGAGACTGACCCTCAACAAATCACCGTATGACATAAATTGACGTGCGCCGCAAGGGATGGTAAGCGTGGGGGTCAACAAATGGAGCGCAACCGTGAACAGCACGCAGCTACAAACTACTACGGCCACCATCGTTGCAGGTGCCGCAGGGTACGCAGCCGGCCACGGATGGCTTGGTCTGGACGCGGGAACGTGGGGCGTGCTCTTTAGCGCTCTGGCGGTGTTCCTGCCCGCAGCGTGGCCGGCGATCGTGACCCGGGCAAATTCGCTCAAAAACACTGTGGGTAAGATGGATAAAACCACTGTTATTACCGACGCCGCGAGCGCCGCAGCACTCCCCGACAACAAGGACGTGGTGGCCGTTACGCCGTCGATTGCGTCGGCGGTACGGGCTGCGCAGGCTGTACAGTGACCGCGCTGGATTTTGGGCTGCGTTTCGAAGGCATGCCCGAAGCAACTATTCAGCATCTTGACGCACAGCTCCCGGCGTTGGAGCGTCTTGCGGCGGCAGCAAAGCAAGCGGAACCGATGCTTACGCCATTGCTCCCCGTCGTACAGAAAGCGTGGCCGGATATCGTTGCAGTCACGCCGCTGCTTTTGGAACTAATTGCGTTCGCGAAGTCGAAACAAGCGAGCGGCTAATGCTCCCGTGGGAACAAGCTGCCATACAGCAACGGATGCCGTGGGAGCGCCCTGCGGCGTCCGTAGATAAAGAAGCGCTACGCGCCAAGCTTCGGGACTTCAATTACTACCGTGAAAAATTCCTGCGCATCCGGCCGCGCGAAGGTGGCGAGCGCATACCGTTCATTCTCAACAACGCGCAACGCGTACTGCACGCCAGGCTAGAGGAAGAAAAGCAGACCTTCGGCATGGTCCGCGCGCTGATACCCAAAGCGCGGCGCATGGGCGTAAGTACGCTGATAGGCGGCCGGTTCTTCCACCAGACTGCAACACAGTTCGGCCGCCGATCGCAAGTCGTTGCGCACCGTACGGACAGCGCGGCAAACCTGCATAGAGAAATTAAAGAGTTTTGCAGTGGGATGCCTTTGTCCCTGCAGCCTTCGGTTGGTGCTACCAACGCCCGGGAGTTGATTTTTGACAAGCTGAAATCGCTGTACAAAGTCGCGTCGGCTGAAGGTGGCGACATTGGCCGTTCGGATGATTTCCACGCGCTGCACCTATCAGAAGCGGCGTTCATGGAAAACGTGGAAGACTTGTCTTCCGGTCTGTTGCAAACCGTACAGGACTTGCCCGGCACGGAGGAAGTGCTGGAGAGCACCGGCAACGGCAAGTCCGGCATGTTCTACAACATGTGCCAGCAAGCCCATTCGGAAAACAACAAGGGGCTTTGGCGGCTTCACTTTTTGGCGTGGTGCATCATGCCAGAGTACCGCGTAGCCATGCCGTTCGCGTGGAAAGCGCCGAAAGAGTTCGAAGACTACGGCCGCATGCACGGCTTGGACCGCGAACAGCTCTATTGGTTCTGGACCAAGAACTACACGCTGGCGACGATGAACGGCGGACAGCCGGAAACGATACACCGCCTCACGCGTCAAGAGTACCCGGCGACGTACAGCGAATGCTTTATGGCCGACAGCACGCTGGATTTCTACCCTGCGTCACTGGTCGAAGCTGCGATGTTGCGACAAGCCGGGCCGGCGTACGACGGTTTGAAAATTCTGGCTGTGGACCCTGCCGGCGACGGCCAAGACCAACCTTGGGTTTGCGATCGACAAGGGCCGGCGATAGGCTCCCGGGTGTGGGGTGCACTCACAACTAGGGACTACAACGTACAGGCCGATTGGCTTATCCAAACATTTGATCGCTTCAACATGGACGCGATAGCCGTGGACCGTACAGGTGGCTACGGCAAGGGCCTGGTTGACGCGCTGCGGCTTCGGATGCTTAAGCGCGGTCCCGAAAAAATCGTACCCATAGATTTTTCATGGGGTGCGGTTAATCAAACTGCGTACGGCAATCGGCGTGCAGAGATACACGATAAGCTAGGCGACTTGATTGCCAAGGGTGCCTCAATGCCAAACGACAAACTAGCGCAAGAGGAAGCCGCAGCTTACAAATGGGGTATGGGTGACTGCCGTCGCGACGAAAAGGGCCGGTTGTTCATGACACCTAAAGAGAAGATTAAAAAGGCGTTGGGCCGCTCCCCAGATCGTTGGGATAGCATGGCCGTGTCGTGCGCTATCGACGGTTAAACAGTCGGCCGCGCGTTTTCTCATAAGCTGTTAGCAATTCTTCGAAAATGTTTTGCATGGCGTAGGCTTCAAATTCGGACGATGGACTTTCTTCGCCGATACCCTCTCGGATGTCACGCCATACGTGCATGGCTTCGTGACTTAACAGGCCAACGATTTGAAACGGCGGTTGTACAGCGACGGTAACTATGCAAGTGCGTGTTTTGTTTTTGGTGTCCTGGAATAACGTCGTCATAGCAGCGGTGCGGTTGGCGGGATAGCTTCCTAGCTCACGTCTGGACGACTTCGCTAACGCGTTCCATGCTTTTTCGCTTGGGCAAAAACCGTAGTGGTGACGTATCCGCAGGAAAGTTTCACACCAAACCATTTTATGCCGCATAATTAGGGGTTCTGTACGTGTGTTGACTTGTACGGCAATGTACAGTATGACAGCCAGGATAGCAACAATTTAAGAGCTGTACACATGGAAGTTTTTGGGCAAGAGCAACTTGATAAGCCGGTCAAAGAGACCGTCAAGCGATCGAAGCCGACGAAGGGCAAGAGGAAGGCCCCGGGTCCCGGCGTCATCCGTACGGAGCGCTTGGACCTGCGTTTGACGAAGCAGGAAAAGGCGAAGATCATGGCGCGGTCGCGGAAGACGAAGCGCACCGTTACCAGCGTCATTATGGAAGCAATCCACAAGGTCAAGTGGTAACGCGAAAAAGGCCCCGGTTCATTGCCGGGGCCTTCGTACTTCGCGCGGACTAGATCAGTATTTGAACGACGCGCCGACGCGGACCATGTTTCCAAGACGCGCGCATGACGTACCGCCGCCTGGGCAGAATGACTGACTGTTCATTTGCCAGCCGGCCCACGTATCAATCATCACTTGGTTAGACGCTCGTGTGAGAAGCCCCAAACCGATCAACGGGGCCACTACCCATTGATGACCGGAAAGCAGCCCGATCTGTGCGCCGATATCTTGCTCCACCAAACCGGCGAACAGATACCCGTTGCTCGGTCCCGTCGTGATGCCGGCCGGGAGTAGTGGAAGGCTTGGCATCGACGCGTTGAGTCCCGGGAAGGGATTGGCGAGCAACGTATTGATCGGGGAGCCCGCGCCGAAGCGTTCGATAAACACCGCAGGACCGGACAGCGCCAGGCCGTTGACGGAACCGTTGAGGTTAGCAAAGCCGCCTTGGGCTTCCACGAACCAAAAGCCCGCTGTGCCAAATGGGCAAGTGTACCCAACCATGGCGTCAAGATCTCCCTGCACAATTTGCGTGCCCACAGCGGCCCCGTTAACGGCTCCCGCGTTGCCGCCAGTGCCAATGCCGTAGTAAAAGCCGCATTTGGTGGTGGGGTACCCGACGTACGCCGGGGCCTTCGTGGCAAGATCGGCGGCATGGCCGGCCCACGGCACAAACATAAGGGCCGCAATAGCGACCAAACGAAGATGTTTAAACATGGTATCGGTTCTCCGGGTTAAGGGTTTCGAGAGCCGGTACCGTACACCCTGCGTACGTGTCTTTACTGCAACAGTTGCGTTTTATTAAGCGCGGATACGCCAGCCCGCGCCGTTGAAGTTGCCAAAAGTGCCGTCTTTGGCGTTGTCCACCTTGATTGCATACCCGCTGTTGAATTCCTTGTTGCGGGGGTCCATGCCGGCGTACAGGCTTTGGAGCTGCAGGCGTTGACGTTTCCGTACGACGTCACCGACTTTCTTAGGCCGGGCGCACAGAATAGGGCGGTACACCTTGCCAACCTTATCGGTGCCGGCGACAAGGTCCGCGAACAGCTCCGCAACTTCGGGATTTGTGACTTCGCGGAAACCCTTGTTGTGGGCGTCGGCAATCTCACCCGGAATGCTGTTGATGATGCGAAATTCCCAATCCGGGTATTTTTCACGGTTGGGAATGAACAGCTTCAACGGACGGTCAAGGTTGAGGTTGCGGATTATTTCTTCGTAATCCAAAGCCTCAACGAACGGCGACTTGCCGCCCGGTTCACCCTGTACACCAGGTGCTTCAGGAATATCGCCAGGCGCGTTAACCATAAGGTTCGGGGCAATGCCCGGCTGGAACGGATTGTCAACCATGGCCTACTTGCCCTTCTTTTGCTGTGCTGCGTTGTAGTGGCTTTCCAGCGCCTTGGCGCGGAAGCTTTTCTTTTGATCTTCGGATGCGTTCGAAGACAAAAACTTGTTCATCGATCGCGTGATTTCCTTTTGCACGTCGGCGGGTGCGTCCGACATTTTGGCCCACGGGCCGGTTGATCGGGTGTTGCGAGCACGTACGCCTGCGTCGCCTTCGCTAGGGCCGTCCGTACGGCGTGGTTTCTTATCGGCTGCGGGTTTCTTCTCTCCGTCGCCTTCCTCGCCGTCACCTTCGCCTTCCTCGCCGTCACCTTCGCCGGGTTCGTCCTGCGTGCGGCCGGCAGGCTTGAATTCTTCGTCAACCGCTTTCACCAACGCGGCAGCGAATGCTACGGCGTCGGGGAATTTCTTGGGGTCCATGTCGCGGCCCAAAGCCAGCACACGGCCGGATTTCTTCGGGTCCACGCCGAACCAATCCAGTTTGTTCAGCTCTGCACGGATTTCAGCATCGCCGTACGCCGGGGCCTTGGGCGCGGTGGACACCGCCAACTTGGCGATATCATCGGCGATCTTGGTTGCTGCAGCCGTATCGCCAGCGGTCACGGCTGCGTCAAGTTGCGTCTGCAGGCCCGTGCGGGCGTGTTCACGCAGCATTGTGTTCAGATCAGACATGGGGTTACTGCCCTTCGAACATTGGCGCTACCTTGCGCCGGGCGTCAAATTTGAAATCGTCTGTAGGTACGTGTTTGTTCGGCATCGGAATGCCGGCAGCTTCCGCCGTTCGTTTCAGCAACGTTTCGGCCTCTTCTTCGCTCCATAGCAGTGTCGTCGGGTCTGGCATCTTGTCGGCTGGCGCGAGCCCTAGCACGTCGCTATAGCTTGAAACGTAGCGCCAGCCAGTGCTCTGCGTGAGTTTGCCGCCGTGCATTTGCGTGCCGGCATACGGGCGAATGACGACCCAATCGCCGATTTCCGCCGGCTGGCGTTTTAAGCCCTCACCGTCTTTGTAGGTGAATGCCATCGGCCCCATGGCTACGATGCGCCCCATGGCTACGTTATGGCTTGCCATCTGGCGGAACTGTTCGGGGATGATAAACTTTCCGGCAGTTCCCATGACGATCGGCGGGGCTGGGACACGGATAATGACCATATCCCGGCACGGCTGTACGAACTCGTGCGGGATTTCGAAGTCGTGAACGCCGATGTTGCTCATAGCTTTTTGGTTTCCTTTAATGCGTTGTCGAAAACTTTTTTAACTTCCTCGTTTGGTGACGTTAAGAGCTGGTGCAGCTCATACAGCGCCGCCGCTCTCCCCTGCGCCACCGGGTCCACCGGCTGCCCCTGCAGGAACGACGTCACCGGCCCCGCCCGGCGCAGGCGAAGGTGCGCCACTAGTGCCGCCGTTACCGGGTGATTGAGCCAATCCGTTATCTCCGCTTCCCGCATCATTGGATTGGTCCATTAGCTGTTTAACGGTTTGTTCAAGCTGTGCCATGGTAAGCAGCGCAGCGCGGTTGTTCTGCATGCCGCCTGCAGCGGTCACCATGTTTAGCAGCGCTTGCGTCAACTGTACAGCGGAACCGGCCGTAACCTTCATACGATCGGTCTTCGCCTTTTCCATATCAATGTACCCCTTGATCTTCTCAAAGGGCGTTGCCTGCGGTGTTTGGGGCGCGGCTATCAATTCTTCGGCGTTCGGTATACGCAGCACGTTAAGCAACCGCATGCCAACCTTCGCGGGGTTGAATACCATGGGGGCGTCTAACAGCTCTTTGTAAATGCCGGCCATCGCCGTACGCTGCATTTCGGTGGCAAGTTGCGGGTCTGCCGTGACAGCGATCATGTCGCCTTGCGCACCCATCATGCCTTCGGGCAGTTGGTCATACGCGTCAGCCATCGCAACGAAGTCCCGAAATTCCAGCGTCATGGACATAACAAGACGACGGTGCACGGCGGACTGAACTTGTTGATTGCTGTCTATGATGCCCTTCGCCACCGTGGCGGTTGTTGATGCCGGAATGCCCTCCAAGACATTCACAGACCCGGCAAGCGAATTGCCCATGGCAACCAGTTTTTCGAAGACTTGTACGGACCCCGGCGAAACCTGTTTTAACGGAAACGCTTGGAAACGATTTTGCAGCGGTGCGCCGTCCGTGTTGATCGCGGTGACAGTGTCGTTTTTCAATTCAACTTGCGAAGGCAGCCCGAAGCCACCGCCAGCCATCACGCCGGCATTCTTGGCTTCGCTCTTGGCTGTCTCTGTAATCGACCCTAGCAGGTTGTCTGCGCTGGACTGTACGCGGTCAAGCAACTCGCCGAAGCCCATCGGGAAGAAACCGCCATCCGGGTTTGGCAGCATGCGGTACGGAAAAAATCGACGGATGGGGTTGAAGTACAGTTCGTCTTTGGTTTCCGTCATGGTCTTGCGTGACCAACGCGGACGGATGCGAACAACTTCCGCGATATCGTCAATCGAGATAACGACGGTCCAAGGTTCGTCTATTTCGTCGCCGTCGAAGTCAAGCCACGCGTCAACCTCGTAAAACTTTTTCGGGGCCTGCGGGTCGTCCGTATCGTAAATGGGTTCGTAATCAATCCACTTGCCGCGCTCTATGGAACGTTCGATTTCGTACGGATAGCGTTCGAATTGATGCGTAATGCGCGGGGCGCGTTCGCCGTTGCCGCGTACGTTGGCGTTGATAATGACTTCCTCGCAATTGAGAAAATTCGAATGGAATGTTTTATCTTCCATATCGAAGTCCCGTTTGCGCCACGACAAGCCGGTTATCGACATGTGAAAAATCAGCGGGTCCGTGTCCATCGCCCAGTTCGGGTCTTTCGAACGCAGTTGACTTGACACCCACCCGGCGAGTGGTTCGGCTCCAGGTTCGCTGGCTTTGGCTAGGTCGGGCTCGCCTAGCAGCGCGTCGGTTGCGCGGGCGGAAAACTGGATAGCAGCGGACAGCATCATTTCCGTGGACGGGGGCGGTTGTTCGTTCGCGCCCTCTTGTTCGCGGTTCTGCGGCGAAGCGTCGGCGTCCTTGTTTTTGATTTGGTCAAGGTAGCCCCTAGCTTTCCCCAACCACTCATTCATGCTGGTTTCGTCAACTTTAACCAGCGCAATAAGGTCTGTGGCGAGTGTACGGCGTTCGTTTACGTCCAGTTTTTCCGCGACGTTTCCGAAGTCTTCAGGGGCGGACAGCTTCAGTTCGATGACCGGTAATTCGCGCATGGTGCCCCTTGTATGACATATATGTATGACAGTCAACGGCTTAAACATACCACAGTTTGACGAAAGCAGGGCATGGTGGTAGTTTAAACGCCATTCGCAGTCCACCGGCATGCGGCCGGAAACAAAGGGGTTACCAGCATGCAGGTTATTGACCGTTCGCTTCAGCCTTCGGCCTACTGGCCGGGTTTATATGCCCTTTTCGGCCTCGATTACGAGAGGCTCGCCCCGATCTACCCGCAGTTCTTCGACACCAAGCCATCGGAAAAAGCTTTCGAAGAATTCATGACCGAACGCGCCGGCCTCGGCCTTGCCGTGCAGCAACCCGAACTTGAACCGGTCCAGTTCGACGTTCCGAATGAAGGCTACCGTACGCAGGTTACTCACGCTTCGTACGGTCTGGCGGTCGCCATTTCCCGCGAAGCCAAGGACGACAACCTGTACGAAGACGTCGGCGGCCGGATGATGAAGGAACTCGCGCACAGCGCCCGGCAGACCGAAGAATACATCGCGCATGCGCCGCTTCAGGTGGCAACCGACGCCGTCAACGGCCTGCGTGCGGACGGCGTGCCGCTGATTTCGCCGAACCACCCCACCGCGTCCGGCGTGCAGAGCAATCAGCTCGTTTCGGCCAACGTGTCCGAACTGGCATTCGAAAACGCAGTTATCCAGATCGCGTACACCCGCAACGGTCGCGGGTTCATCATCAACGAGCTGCCGAAGCGCGTTATTCTGTCACCGGAAAGCGGCCCGGAAACCCGGCGTATTCTTGGTTCGCCGTTGCAGTGGAATGCGCAGACCAACAATATCAACGTGCTGCGTTCAACCGGCGCGCTGCCCGAAGTGGTCGAAACGCCCTACTTGGTGGACAAGGACAATTACTTCATTCAGACGACTGAACAAGACAAGGACAACGGGCAGGGCTTCACGTTTTGGGAGCGCTCCAGCGTGGAAATGCGCGAAGACAGCAATTGGAGCAACCAAGCTTCGTTGATGGCCCTTTGGTTCCGCGTGTCGGCGTCGATTGTGGATTTTCGTGTCGTGTACGGTTCGCCCGGAGCGGACGGCATCTAGCCAAGCCATCGGCAGTCTGCTATAGGTCGGTTGCCCCGTTTGGGCGTTTCCTCCCTGACTTGAAGGCCCCCGGTTTCATTGCCGGGGGCCTTTCCTTGTGCTATGGTGGCGCATGACCGGTTACAGCCGAACCGCCAGGCCAAAATTTGCCACTGCCGAACTGTGGGGCGCATGCAGCCGATGCAACGCGCGTGTGCGCTACAGTACGCTTGCGCGAGAACGGTTGACCGGTTTGCTTGTGTGTACGAAAGCCAGCGGACGGGCCGTTAGCCCATGTTGGGACCCGTGGCCCGCGTTTTACGATTTTCAAGCCTTCCCCGACAACTCAATCAATCCACCGCCTGAACCGCTGCCGCTTCGCTACAACCTAGATGACATTTGGGGTAACGGTCCCGCACGCGGCACTACGAAAGTTTTTGCGAACGCGCCGACACCAGCGCCGGACGACGCTACGCGGCTAAACAATTTGCTTACGTCGGTGCCGTACTATGCCGTGCTAGGGCAGTCTGCGGCGTTTCCGGTGCCGAATGCGCGGCTGAAAGACAAGGTGTACAATTTAACCACGATTGTACCTGCCAACTATGACGGAACATTCGTGCCTTCCAATTCCGTGCGCACGGTAACACCGCCCGACGAAGCCGCAGAGCTGAATGCAGTGCCGCGTACGGATAAGGACGAACCACAAGACGCGATCGTATCGCCGCCGTGGGCAACAGTGAAAGGCGTTTAAACGTGCCAGCAACCGCCGCCCAAATCATAACCGAAGCGTTGCATTTGTTTGGCATCGTGGACCAAACCGAAGACCCAACTCCTACCGATATTGCGAACAACGTTTCTGTGTTGAACAACCTCTTGCGCGCCGAAATGGCGGACGGAGCTTGCCAGTACATAATCAAGCGCGTGAATGCGTCACTGCCCCAAGGCGTCAACGGGCAGGTTTACAGCTTCAGCATCGGCACGGCGGAAAGCTCCTATCTGGTGCAACAAGACGCAGTAGCCGTACGACAAATCTGGTGCAATGACGTCAACATAACGGTTAATCGTACTACGCGCATGGCACCGATGAACGACGTAGTACGTACGACGTACCCGGGCATAATCACGAAGTGGCATCAAGAGCGGCAATCGGATAATTCGGTATTGGTAACCGCGTGGGCACCGCCGCGCGCCATTACTCCGGTGTTGATCGAATACGGCGGGCGACTGCCGTTGATTTCCGCAGCGGACGGCAGCGACGTTGTGGCGCTGCCGGCTGAAGGCATCCACGATGCGACCTTGCTGCTAGGTCGCCGTGTGTACAAGTCGTACGGTGTTGTGCCCGGCCCCACCGATGTTATTTTTCAAGACGCGCAACGCGTGAATGATCGTTGGCGTGATTGGGCCAGAGGAATGCAATGGTTGCAGTTCGTACGGAGCTGACATGGGCGTTATTGAACTATCCGAGCACCGGCAACCAGTGTGCTACACCGTTCACTTGCGGCATCACTGGAACGGTGCGTTAGAGATTTTTGTCGAAGATGTGGCCGATGATGTGCGGTCCCGGATTGCGGTAGCAGACGCTCTTATTCTGGCGTCTGAAATGCTAAGGATGCCGAATGCCGCTACTTGACGTACTAGGGTCATTCAAAGACCCGCTGAACTTGGATCAGGGCGCAGGCAAGCTCGTTAACGTACGAGTGGTTCCGCGTGAAATGAAAGAGGGCAAAGTAGCCAAGGTACGTTTCATCGGCGCACCCGGGTTGACGCGAGTTTGCAAGCCGACAGCCGCGCCGTGCATCGCAATGTGCCACGCACAGAGAACCATCTGGACGGGGCACGCGGATGGCTCAATATGGTCTGGCGTAGAAACCGGCGCACCGATAGCGCAAGGATTTGTAGCCGTAGACCCGACACAGCCTGTTATCCGTTTTGCTGAAGACCGTACAGCGCTTTGCATTGCGACAAACAAGAACGCAATAACGCCGGGAGGGACCGGATACACCGCTACGCTATCGGCTGGTGTCGTTAACGCGGGGCTTGATGCGTCGATTAATTTTGATCCGTCTACTGTTGCTGAACTCAATAACTTTACAGTTTGGTCCGCAGCTTCCAACTACTATGCGCAACAAGATGCCAAGATGTACAGTTCGCAGGCGCTTCAACCTGCTAACGTGCTTCCAAACAGCTTTGCAACGAAAGAAGCTCGCGCCGATAAAGTTGTGGACTTGGCGATATCGGGCCTTGTTATGTGGCCCTTAGGTTCGCGCTCGCTGGAGCAGTGGTACGCACCAGGCGGACAGACTGACTTCGCTTTCGTCGCGTACCCCAACTCGCTCTATTCTGTAGGTCTTGCTGCCCGTCTGTCACTTGCCGTGCTTCGTGACATTATCATGTTCGTCGCCACCGACCGCCGCATATGGCTTTGCAAAGGACAGAGCGGACAACCGGTATCCCCGGCGTGGGTGGATTTGCTTTTACAGCAACTCACGGCCGCACAACTGGCTTTGCTTACAGGCTATGCGTACGGACAAGGCGGTTCGGATTTCTACGTATTAACGATGCCTGATTTGTGGACGATTGAGCTGGCAGGTTCTACTGGTGTGTGGTCTTACCGCCAGTCTCCGGGCGGGCGTCTTGACCACGCCGGCCGCTGTGCGACGGAAGACAATGGCGGGGTGACGTACGTTGGTTTAGATACCGGCGAGATTTGTTACGTAAATCTAAGCGACAGCACCGAACCGGCTGGCACGCTTTCACGCGAGATTACAACACCGTGGGTTGGCAGCCAAGAAACGCGCCAAATATTCAGCTCGCTTGACGTTACTTCGTCCATGGGACCGCAAGCCGGTGACTTCGAACTTGACTGGAGCGACACAACCGACGTGACAGTTAACGGTGTGCTTGTAAATGCCCGTACGTGGCGCGGCTTGCGAACCATCCAAATGCCGGTGCCCGGGGCACGTCGCGCAATTGCTCGCGAGTTTGGCAGCGGCCGGCGTCGCCAGTTTCGACTTCGGTACGGCGGAACGCAAGCACCGTTTACGATTGACGAATTATTCGCGAACGTCATGCCGGGAAGCTAGTGTTCCATCTTCAGCAAGCTTAGTTCTGTGTTTGCTTCGTCGGGCAGGTAGCCCATTATGAACAAGCTGCGAAGGTACGTGCTGTCTGTTATTTCTTTCTTGCGCCAGTGTTGATCCATGCGAAGTTTCTGCATATCAACATTGTGTCTGCGTTCCGGGTCAGTAGACATGGTGTCAGCTCCAAAGACGGTGAATTACTTCAATCCACATGGCAGCGGCCAGTCCAAAAAATAGCGGCCAACACGCTAAAAACAAAAGCGGGAAAATTTTTGAAGGTGCGTCTTTCCATGCGAATACAGTAACCGCTACGATAGCAACAGAACCGATGGTGTAGAGCCACGCTAATGATAGAGACGTTCCCATGTTAAATCCTCCGTACGTGTACGTACACTGAAACTGTGGACAAGTCAAGATGGCATTAAAAATCCCACCCCCGCCGCAGCTCACTGGCCCGGAGTGGCAATCTTTTAACCGTTGGTTGCTAGAAGTTACTTCCATCTTGACCAATCAAGGCGGCATTGATCCGTCTGAAGTTGCCGGGCTGCCGGAACTCATTGTCCAAGTAGGAACCAACACCACGGACATTACCGCGCTGGAGAGCGGGCAGGGCGGGCAAGCTGCAGATATTTTAACTCTGCAAGGCGATACGGTCATACTTTTTGACAACATCGCAACGATCAATGGGCAACTGACTTCGTTGGGTGCACGGGCACAAGTTTACCACGGCGTTGCAGACCCCGCACCGGGATTTGGCGATGTGGATGACTGGTTTGCAAATACAGCCGGCGCTGCAGGCCATCGCATTTTCGTAAAGACCGGCGCAGCTACGTGGACGGCATTTCCGTTCTAAGCGAATAGCGTTAGAGCGTTCACGACACCTTGGAATTCTTCAAGCGTACGGCAGACGAAGTACAGGCCCCCGGAGCGTTCCCAACGGAGCTGAAAGCGGATTTGGTCTTCGTCTTGGTCGCCTTCGTCATCCTTCAATTCGATCGCAGCTTTGCGGCCGTTGTCGGGGAAGGCGAGAAAGTCGGCAACGCCGGGCAGCACGCCTAGGCGCTTCAGCTTGACATGGTACTGAACCTTGGCCCGCCGTTCATTGGCTACGTGGAACATAAGCAAGGCGGGGTGCGTGCTGCATTTCCATTGCCAGCACTTCATGTGTACTTCGTTTTCGGACGCACTACGGGGCTTCGCAGGGCGTTTGACGGCCCCCCTAGCGGGTTGCTTTTTTCGGGATGATACCAAGGTCCACCATTCTTTTTTCCTGCCCCGGCAACCACCCCTCAATGGCGCTGCAGACGGCCGTGGACCGGTTCTTGACGCCTTCGGCATCGGTGTTGCGGACGGCGTAGTCTAGCCGGGTAGCCAGCGCCACGGGCAGGCGCACGGATATCATGATGCTTTTGCGTTCTGTAGCCATCGGTGCTACCCTTACCGTGAATTGTCATACAACGCAAGGGCTTAATCAATGTCTGGATTTGGTGCCGGCCTTGGAACCGTTATCGGTAGCGGGCTGGCATCCAGCGCGCTGGACAGCGGACAAAGCGCCGTCAATACCAACGTCGGCAACTTCGAAAATCAGACAGGGCCATACAACAATTTTGGGCAGTCGTTCCTTCAACCGGCAACGCAGGCCATTGGCGGCGTACAGCAAGCCGCTGGACAGACGCAGGGTTACAACCAATTCATGCAGGGGTACACGAACACCCCGGCCGCGCAATATCAACTGCAGCAAGCGGACGCCGTACAGAACAATTCGGCCGCCGCGACAGGTGGCCTGCTTTCCGGTTCGAATGAACGCGCGCTCGGTACAATCAATAACGGCATCGTAGCCGGCAACGCGAACACTGCGTACAACGAATACCTGCAGGGCAACAATCAACAGTTCGGGCAGCTTGAAAGCTCGCTTGGCAATATGTTCAACGCGATCGGCGTTGGCACGACTGCAACCGGGCAGAATGCTGGCGTCGTCAACGGGCAAAATAGCGCCACGTCACAAATAGCGCAGGCGCAGGCTAAGAACGATCAATCAAAAGGTTCCGGTATCGGGTCCATGTTTAGCGGGTTGGCTAGTTTCAAATTCTAAGAGGAAAATCAAATGAGCATTGTTTTAATCATCTTGGTAATCCTGCTTCTCGGCGGTTTTACCGGCATCGGCGGCGGCCCGTTCTACGGCACCGGTTACTACGGTGGTGGCGGTCTTGGCTTGATTGTCGTTGTGCTTGTGATCTTGCTACTTGTTGGACGGCTTTAACCGCGAACAATACTGTATAAGTAGACGTCCTGCGGTTCGTCGCTCACGTTCGGGAAGAATGCAAAACGACGCGCCCGGCCCTCGCACAGCGCCCCTAAGCGCTCCGTAATGTGCTGCCCGTTCTTGTTGTCAACGTGTACGTAGGACCACAGTCGCCAGATTTGCGGATGCGTGAACACCCAATGCACGAACGGCGTAGCAAATTCACGACCGGCACCGCGCGCTTTCCAGTCGCGGCGAAACATCATCGTCATGGTGGCTTGGTGTCCCTGCACTTCGAAGCCGATAACGCCCAAGACGTCGGCCGGGTCACCGTCCATCGTTACGGCTTGCCAGCGGGTGGGGCTTTCGCGATAGCGTTGAAGCAGCGCCGTGGCTTCGTCCACGCTGTCGTGTTGTTTGAACCCCATGTAACGCATTACGTTACGATCGCCGGTCATGGCGAACAGCGCGGGACCTTCCCACGGGTTCAGGTCACGCATTAACAAATGGCCTAGGTGGGGTCCGCGTACGGTCATGCTCTCCGCGCCCGGTCAGTGTGTTCAGCGCAGTACGGTTTACGAAACCCAACTGTTGCAGCCCCGCAACATGTGCCGCCATCTAGCGGCCAGCAACACATTGCGCCTTCACGCTCTGAAATGGGGATACCCGTGACGTTGGCAGGTACTTCAACGAAACCGGGATCGGTGTTCGCTACGAACGATTTAAGACGCGCCAGAGTACCCGCACCCGCACCGGCGCGACGCGGTTTGGGCGGTTGCTTAGGTTTGTCATCACGCATCAAACCAAGTCGATATATCTTACCAATCACAGCGTTGCGTGTGGCGTACGGTATCTTCGCAGCTATTTGCGACGAAGATAGCCCTTCCGCGTAACACTTTTTCAAGATTTCTATGTTTTTGTCGTCCCAAAATACGTCGCTCATTTGCGCATCCGATCGCCGAAATAACCTTCTGCGTCTAATGGCAAGCCCGCAGTCCAAGAGCGGGGGCGTGTCATTATTTTACGCATTTGTTCTGATCTTTCTTCAACTACGTTTTCAGGGCACCAAGCCAAGATGCTATCGTAAACATCAAGCCCTACGTACACGTCCGGCAGCTCGTTTTCTATATCCGCTTCGGCCGCCGTAATCAAGTCGCGCGTCATTGACTGGCAAGATATTTCGAGCAACGAACCGCCGAAAGCTTTCTGTCGCAGCATCATCCCGAACTTAGCACGGAAAAACGCCATTTCACCGCCGTACGTGACATGCGCAGAGTAGTGGGGTACGGCACGGCCGGACGGTAACAGCATCCACACCGTACCGTGAACGTCTTTTTGGAATGCTACCTTGCCGGCCGGGAAGATACGGCCCGGAGGTTCATAGATTGCGAACTTGAAGGCGTCACCTAGCGCGTACCAGAGCGAAACCAGTAGCGGATTGGCGCGGCGGTAACCGTCGATATCCGTACGCGCTTTATTCTCTGTGATCTCATGACGCTTAAGACCGTTTTCCGCAGCGGACTTGATTAGAAACGCCATGTACGTCTTCCAACCAAGTTGATAGTTTCCGCCAAGCGTCACGCTCTTGAATGTCTGCCGTTCTTTCGGGTGCGTTGACTTGGTGGCGTCGCGCGGAAGATGGGGGAGCGCTGCTAGCGCGTTGTACATGTATAGATCGCTGCCCGGCGTGGCGAGTACGTTTAAACGTTCGGTATCGCCAGCCTGCCAAAGTGCAAAACGTAGTTCAGCTTGTGACGCGTCGTTGTCGCAAAGCTTGTAACCGTACGGCGACACGATGCAACCGCGCAAGCAATCGGTTAGCGCAATGTTGTTCAGCGACGTGTGGCCCTGCTTTAGCCGCTCTATGATTTGGTCAATCGACGGGCGGCCCTCTTTGCCGTCGTACTTACCGGACGGCCGGGCGATATTAAAGAGGTTCGCGCCTTCAGACGTACCGCGACCCGATCGCGCGCCGAAGAACCGCGTGGCGTCTTTGTAATAGCCGTTAACGCTGCGGTCTAGCAGAGCTTGCGCTTTGAGCGGCGCGGACCCGCCTTCCGCCTGCAACAGTTCTAGAACTATCCGTACGTCGGGGTGTAAATTTTCGTCTTGGAGTTTTTCGGCAACGACGTGCTTCTGTGTATTCTCCAGCCCTGCAGCTCGATTGCCGGCGTTAGCCCAATCAACAATGCGCTTGCGTTGTGACAGTTTCGTTACGGCGTTCGCCGTTAATTCCATAAGCGTGATTGTGCTCTCTTGCTCGATTTCTTGCCGACGTAAAGCGATGGCGGTCGCAAGGTGCATGTCAATTGGAATGCCGATTTCGTTTTTGCGCCACGTACGTTCCCAAATTATACGTTCGGACGGCGTCAACGGAGCTAGGCGAGCGTCGCAATTTATTAAACAGTCCACGTCTTGTACGGCGTACTCTAGCAGTTCGCGGAATGTTTGCAGGTCTTCGTTAAATTCACTTTTTTTGTTCGGCTTGCACGTCGCCATAACAAGTTGGTGGCCGCGCTGATCTTTACCTTTGATACCAAGAGCGCGGCACAGCCCTTCTAGCTTACCCGGCAACGCCAACGCTTGCGCCCGCGCCATCGTACAGTCGATTTTACTAAGCGGTAGCTCAATAAACGGGTTTTGTCCCTTCAGTACGTTGATATCAAAAGCGGCGTTATGCGCAACAACCTGCGTACACACCCGCAAGTCTTCGTACAGTGTCGCAATTGAATGTGTACCTAGCTGCGGAAACACCGTACACGCCGTTCTGAATTCCCCGCCTTCTATTTTCCACACCGCTACGGTAATTTGTGTTGAAGGATCAGCGGCGTATCTTCTGGCCCCGGATTTCTTAAGGTCAACTCTGCTACGGGTCTCCAAATCGAGAAGGATGCGCATCGTAAATCCTTAAGCACGTCTGCCATGTGGCAAAACTCTTGAATTGACAAGTCTCGTTTTGCAGCGTTGGCGCGGTGACTGATAACCCAAATGTTGCCGCGTACGTAGCCCTTGTGATTTTCTATGCGGTCTAAAGCCGGTGCGTCGTTAAGCGTTTCGCGCGACCCGCCTGTAATTAGCTCCGTACCAAAAATAGGGCACGCGTCGGGAACGTGGATATCAGCTATTTCTATACTGAAATCTAAACCGTTCTTTTCAGCGCGTCGCTTTGCTTCACGCCAAAGATGCGCAGCCGGGTCACGACCACGGTAGCGCTGCATTGCCTCGCGGCTTGCCGTACGTTTTGCGTCGGGGTTGTTTTTACCCCATGCGTTGCTGTCACTTTTTCTCATAAGACGCTCTCCAGCAAAAAGGAACCCGGGGCCAAAGCCCCGGGCAGCGTCGATCGCAGTTACCGGCCGGGGAACGCGCCGGGGTTAGAGGGGTATGCATTCGGCTGTGCACCCGGGCCATTGTTCGAAGGGAACTGTCCGCCATTTGCCGGCGTACCACCCGGGCCGTACGACTGCGGCATGCCCGGCCCGGCACCGCCGAAACCCGGACCCCCCTGCGGCTGGTTAGAAGGGTACGCAGACCCACCCACCCCGGGACCCCCATTGTTCGGGGGGTTGGCATTGTAGGGCATAGCAGGGCCGCCCTGTGTCGGGGCAAAACCACCCGCGTTCCCATGGGGTCCCGGCTGCGTAAAAGGGCCTTGGCCCGGGTTTCCGGGTCCACCAGCCCCGGGGCCGTTGGGCTGCCCACCGGGGTAACCACCCCCAAAGCCACCGCCCGGCGCACCAAAGCCCACCGGACGCAACCCTTGGGCTTCGGCCGTGCGGTACAGCTCCGCACCGCTCACGGAGTTGCCAACAGCGATTTCTTCGCCGGCCGCCGTGAACAGAACGGTGTTGCAAAAGTGCTTCAGGCCCCGCGCGTTGGTTTGCTTGATCGCGGCTGAACAGCCCAACGAAACGTAGTCGCCAGGCTTGACGCCGACTTTGGCCGGCAGCACAGCAACGTTGTTGTTCTGGACTATTTCAGCTTTGATCGGCGAAGACGAAGAACCGCCAAGTATCCACTGGCCTTTCGCCCATTCGGTCGGAGTTTTGCCGGGTTCGGATGGCATGTCGCCGTCCTTGATCGGCCATTCCGTAATCATCTGCGCATTCATGCCGGTTTTGTTCATCAACTCGCTGTACGCGGCCCAAGCCGGGGCTAACAACGGTTCTTCCCACCAGCCCGCGCGGGTCTTGGGAGTGATGACCGTAATGAAGTAGTTCGGTTTGGTTGTCGGTGCGCCTTTGAATTCGCGCGACGGCTCCCACAGATGTTGCATATTCACCATACGCATGTTGAACAGCATGAAAGGTACGTACACTCTGCCTGTTGCCATAGTAAAACCCTCATATTACCAAAACCGGATGCGCCGGCACGCAAGCCCACTGTACAACGTACGGCGGGAATTAGTCAAGTTAAAATTTTTTACCGTGCGCCCGCTCGCGAGCTTCGCGTTTGTGGTCTTCGCGTTGTCGGTTATACAGCATTTTGTTCAGAATGACGGGGCCTAAAGCGCCAAGCTTATGCCCTTCTGCATAGTCGAAAATCCTAATTACCGCGTCCGCAAGCTCGACAATTTCCATTGAATACTGCGGCAGGTGTGTATCTGGTATCGACTTTCGTACACCCTCTAAACACTCTGATATTTCGGAGTGGATCAGCGCTAACATTTCACCTTTGTTACGTTCTAGCGCTCTGCCGCTCTTGTCAAACCACCATTTTTCGTTATCGCAGTGTACGGCAAATTGAAATGTTTCAAGCCAGTGAAGCAAAATATGTGGCGCTTCTTTTATCACGTCGTATGCCATGTCAATAACTCGCTTTGAGTTCCGCAGCGGGCTTATGAGCACCAATCGCTGCGTACTTCTTACCCTCTAGTCCCAACTTTTCCGCCTGCGCTGGCGTCACCGGCTTTACACCGCGCGGGCCAAAATGCTGCATCAAGATCGTAGCGGCTTGTTGGTCATCGTTCCAAGCGCGCCATGCACGGCCCGGCTTCAACACTACGCCTTCGGCAGTGTAGCCCATTTTCAACCGCGTCGTAAGCACTTCCTCGTAAACCGGCTTGACGTCACCAAGCGCGCGGATGATGCGCAACAGCCGTGCCAGTTCATCGGGTGACAAGTCTTCCGGCCGACGTGACATAGCGCCCATGACGAAGCCGGCATCGGTGGACATGGCCGGACATTGCTGGAAAGCCTTGCACCAGCGGCACCACGGACCGGGCTTCGGCGGGCTGCGGTCATTTACCGCCCGAAGGACCCTTGCGCGGTGCGCTTCAACTTCGGAGCGGTGGGCTATCCATTGTTTAAACGGTTCTTCGTCATTCAGGCCGTACGGCTGGAAAATCACAAGCCGGAACCATTCGGCGGTTGTACGGGCCAGCCATGCAGCGGCGTACGTCAACATTTGCTTATTCTCGAACGCGTCAACGTCCCACTTGCCAAACTTGCCATCTATCAGAGTGACGATGCGCGGTGCGTCCCGCAGAATGTCCAGCGTGCCGCCGCAGTTGTCCGTGATCTTGACGCGTTCTTCGCGGTACTCGGTGCCTGGTTCGAGCTGAACCACGAACGCTTCAACGTCTGTAATCTCGCTGGCTTCCATGTCATCGTGCAGACCGGTGCCGCGCGCCGCAGCTTCGAGCGTTTTCTTTGGCTTCACTTCGTCCGGTACGCCGTTCAAGGCTGACCATGAACACTCAATCCATGTTGCGGTGGCGGAAGCTGCGAAAAGATCGTGGCCCATGTACGTACCTGTAAAGTATGCGGCGGTTGATTGCTTTGAACGTTACTCACCATAAACCCGATGCAGCCGCGAGCAATCTTTCTTCACCGACCCCGCCGCTAGCCGATCATGACTTCCGCATCAGGTAACCAAGTGTTACGCGCCCATCATCTTGGCGATGTTTTCCAGCGTCGCCACCGGAAGACGGGCCAAAAAGACTTGCTTGATTTGGTCAAGCGTTGCCTGCGCAGCCTCCGGGCCGAAGTGGCTGCGGAACCACGTCAACGCCGCTTCTGCAGAGTTACCCGCCGCAAGCGACGCGTCAAGCTTGGTCACGATGCGTGTAACCACAGCCTGCAACGCGGGATCAAGGCCAGCGCCGCCCGGGAAGCCAGTCGCAGCGCCGGGACCGGCGAAGTTCGGCATGCCGCCCGCTGGCGGTTGGAGCGGCGCAGGGGCTTGGCCCTTGGGTTCGTCGTCGGCGTCGGCCTTGCCGCCGCGCGTGCCCTTCAGCCCTTTGACGAATTCCTTGACTTCCTCGATACTGTCAAAACTCAGTCGCATTTTCGTGTCTCCGTTTGGGTTGGTCGTGTTGTGACGCTACTGTATGACAAATCTGTACGCTTGCGTCAAGCGGCGTACGGAAAGAATTTCTAGATTTCCCACGGCATAGGTTCAACACGCTTGCGTGCTATTTCGAAGTACGCAGGATCACGTTCGATGCCGATAAAGTTCCGGCCGGATTGCACTGCGGCGACTCCGGTGGTGCCGGACCCGAGGAAGGGATCGAACACCGTGTCACCGGGATTTGACCAACTGGCGATATGGTCCGCGGCAAGCGCGAGCGGGAACATGGCCGAGTGTTTTATACCGACATTCTTTCCGCCGCCAACAACGTAGTCGAAAACGTTATGTCTAATTTTTTTGGATTTGGTTTCGTAATATCCGCCGCCGTTGTCACGCATCCCACCCGTGAACTCGTGCCTTTTACGTCGCCAATTCCCTAACGTTGGTTCGGTCAGAATATGAGTCGTTGCGGGTCTGCCCTTTGCAAAAACAAACATATATTCGAACGCTTGTTCGTACCGATGACGCTGCGTGGGCATCGGATTCGGTTTTTTCCAAATCATCGTGTCGTGAAGATTAAAACCGCAATCCATGGCGTGTAACGCCTGTCGAAAACTCGTGCCGGTTTCGCTGCCGTTTATGGTGGCGTCGTTCACGACCCACACGACCACGCCGCCAGGCTTCGTGATGCGATATAGTTCGGAGAGGATCGCTTGCCATTTCGCAGGCGTCCAGTCATTCAATGACTCGTTATACGTGCGCAGGTTGTCGTAAGGCGGCGACGTCACGGTCAAATCCACGCTCGCAGCCGGCAGCGTTGGCATTATTTCGAGACAGTCTCCCAAGTACAGCATTGCCTTACCTCTGATGCAAAACCCCGTTGACGTCATAAATCCCCGCAGCCGTGTACCGCCCGTTCTGTGCTCGCTTCAAGAAAACAGAATGCGGTTGCGGTAAGTCACTGTACGGCCAGATAGCTGTTGTGAATTTAGTTGTTAACAGCCATCCGCCACTGTCATTTTTGATTGGAGCTGATACGATTTGCTGCCAAGGTTCCGCTTCGATCAGCTTCCTAATGTTGACAGCTTCGTACCCACCACCGCGCGTCTTCAAGTCTTTGCCTGGTGCCATGTTTATGGTGTTGTCAAAATGGCAGTGCGGACAGGTGGGGTGCAAGAACGCCGCGTACGGTTCTTCGCATGCCGCACACAGTTTGATATCAGCTTGTTGTTGTCCGCAGTGAGGGCAACGCATGCCGTGGAAGTGGGGGTCAAACCGCTCAAAGCAACCCTTGCACTTCGGCGCGCTCTTGTGGATCAGTTCGCACTTTGGGCACGTTTTGCCGTGCTCCCATGTTTCCCACTCTGCGCCGCAGCCGGGCGCATCGTTCCTGATATCTTCGCAAGTGAGCATGCGGCCCGGGGCAGCCATTACGGCGTCAAGCGTGCCATGGCGTTCAATGTTGCCGCCGAAGTCCAGCACCAGACAGTTGACCGCGTACGGCGTGATACGTGCGCCGCGTCCTAACCCCTGCGCATAGTACACGGCGGACTTGGTTGCGCGTTCGAACACCATCAAATCAATGTCAGTTACGTCAAACCCCGTCGTGAACATGTTGCACGATACCAAGATGCCGCCTTCAGGGCTATTCTTGAATGCGTCTACTGATTTGTCACGCTTGCCAACAATGGATTTGGAATGCACGCCGTACACGCGCGGTGCGTTAAGGCGTTTAAACTCCGCTTCGGTTTTGTCTACGTGTTCAATGTTGCAACAGAACACCAGCACGCGACGCCGGTTAAATTTGCGCATGACGTCAAGCGTCGTACGGACGTGACTAGGTACGAGCTTAATTGCGCGTGACGCTTGTTCTTCTAGATCGAAGTCACCCGCTACTGTTGCCAACCCGTTGATGTCAATCACTTCGTCTTCGCCGGCATCAACCGGCACCAGCGGCTTTACGTACCCGTCGCGCAAAGCGTCCAAGAATGTGTAGCGGTACACGATGGGGCCAAAGGTCTTCGCAAGATCGCCAGTGCCATCGGCGCGGAAAGGCGTTCCAGTTAAGCCGTGAACCTTGGCCCTGTTCAGTTTGTCGAATAGACGCCTGTACAGCGAAGACTTCGCGGGCGGCACCATGTGAACTTCGTCAACCAAGATCGCAACGACGTCGCGGAACAGATGCACTCTGTTTATAATTGTGCCGATCGTACCCACCGTGATACGAGCAAACGCGTTGACGGAGATAGACGAAGAACAGATACCCGGTGAAAGTCCTAACTGCTTACACGCTGCAGCGTTGTGGTGTACCAGCTCTTTGTTGTGGGCAACAATCAAAACACGACCGTACGTCGAATAGTGGCCGGCGAGCATGCCTAACATGGCACTTTTTCCCCCAGCTACGGTAATTTCGGAAACTGAAAACTGCCCTTCGTAATTGATAAGTGCTTGCACGCCTTCGATTTGGTGGCGTCGCGGTACAAAAGGCGCGGGCGTCAATGCTGCGGTGTTCAGGAAGCCGTGCATCAAAGTTCGTCCAAGACGCTTTGCGCTTCGTCGATTGCTTTGTCGCTTTCGCGGTCCGCAAGCAAGTTTTTCAGCACACGCTTTAAGCCGTCACGCTGTTCTTCTACTGTTTCCAGATTTTCTTCCAATTCTTTAATTCTTTCGTCCTGCGTGCTGTACGCGTATAGCTCTTCAATCCCGTCAATGAACGCAGTTGGCGCTTTGAATTCGATTGCGCGGTAACGCAGCCAGTCGATTAATTCGCTAGCCTGCAAATTTGACCGCGCCGGCAGCTCTGCCCAAGGTAACCAAGCCATGTTAACCGTTCATCGCCAAGTGTGAAAGGTCGCGGTCCACAGCCGTACGGAAAGACTTGATTACGGCTTCAATGACTTCGGTACGGGGTCCGTGCCCGCCTGCGATCGTGAGAGCTGTTGCCCCGGCCAAGCCATCAACGTACGCGGCGACCACGGCAGCATTGCAAGCTCGATCGCGCCGGATAACGACGCCGAAGCGTTCCATGTGTTGCGTGATCTGGTAACGCAGTATGACGCTCGCTGCGGTTTCGATACGCAAGCCGTTTTCGTTGCTCATATCAAGCATCCTAGCACAAAGCCGCCGACAAGTGCGATAGCGAGTGAAATTATTTGATCGCGGGTCATGTTAATCAGCTTTTTCGTTTGCGCGAAGAAATTCTAAGCGCGCGGCCCAAAAACGGTCATACTGTTCTGCATTTGAAACTGTGACGTTGGCAACAGTTCCGGTGAAACTGGTGTCCAACCCGTCGCGCTGGTGCAGACGACCTTGCGAACCTGTCACTAAGTAGTATTGAGGGTACTTGTTCATCACATCCCCCTCAACCACATGAACTTCGGGGTGGCCGGCTGCGCCATGGCAGCAGCAACGAAGGCTTCGCGCTGGAGCTTGTTGTAGACGCGGCGCAGACCGAATTTCATGCCTTCGGCGTAGGAAGCTACCTTGCGATCCCGAACCATCTGGCGGGCTTCGGCGTGGGCTGCCTGCATAATTTCTGATTTGGTCATTTGTCGCTCTCCAGCGGTTGGCGTCTTCGATGTACGTACATGTACAGCACCGTTTAAAGCCTGTCAACACCTATTTTGAAATTTAATGCAGGGCGTCCAGAACGTACCCAAAACCCGCTATTTCGGTGTCCACGAAGCCCCCGCGCTCCAGCCGGAACCAGTCTTCAAAGTCCGGGTAGTCAAGATACATGCGCCGAAAGCTACAACCCACGGTTTCGATAAGAAACAAATTTGTATCTTGTGTCGGCGTGTGGCCGGCGACGTCGCAACAAGCAGCCATGGCGTGCATCGATAGCGGTTTGTTCGGACCGGCCGCCATTAGCTCGACAACAGCCAAGGGATGCAAAGTGGGGTTCTGTGCGATTACGGACGTCGGCCAGTAGCGCATGTATTAACCTTCCATAACTGGAACACCGGCAGCTCTTGCACGTCGCACCATGTCCGCAGTTCCGACGCCACCCGGCATTGCCAAAACCAAATCTGGCTTGCCTTCGTCTAGCATGCGCTGGTTTCGTTTCGGCCCCGCGCTGTTGCCGTCTCTCTCCCAATCGGCACGAAAAACGATGACCGGAACACGCACGTCATTCGCTATAACACCTGCCATGCTGTCTGCGCCACGCGCCCCACCGTGGATGACTGTGACCGTAGCCATTGACACGCCACGAACCGCACTGTTCATCGCAGTGAGCAAGCGCTCCCGGTCATCAAAATTTCTGCCTCCGCAAACAAGTAATCTCATAGCGGCACCAATCCTAGCTCTCTGGCTGCATCCGCGACCCGTTTAACGAGCTGTTCAACGGTCATTTCTGGTGCGCCTGGTTGTGGCATCCCGATATCGGCAAACTCAACCGTAGTGCCGTCTGTGAAGCGCCCCACGCCGTTGGGCACGATCTGGCCCCTAAGTGTGTTTACCACTGTACGCAAAGCTGGTTGCGTACTGCGTACCATGACCGCCGTACGCAGGACCGCATACGCGAAGTCGCGCTGGAGCATTGCCACGGTTTCTTCAACAGGCACGATTTCCCATGGCATTCTGTGTACGGTTACTTCATTCATTTTGGATCAGCGCCGCCATGTCCGTGAATACATGTTACCCCGGATGGTGTCTGGAATTGCGAAGACCCGCAAACGCTGCAGTGAGTGCCGATGTACCGAACGGGGCCGCCTTCGCGTGTCACGCCAATACCATGCATGTCAATCGCACCGTTGTCCATGAACGCGTGGTCATAACCGGCTTCGCGAAGCTTGGTTTTGATTTCTTCGTACGCGACTGGTGACAGCTCTAATTCGGCGTACGTGTGCGTCTGTCTTATTGTTCCCACGGCATGGCCTTTCTTATACAGGTGGCGTCCACGGGGTAGGTAATGGCCCCGTACTTGTCTTTTCCGTCGTCCCACTCGATTGCGACGGTATCGTTTCCCACGGCAACAACGGTGCCACGGCATTGCTCGCTGAAGACGGTTTGTCCCACGGCATACAGGTTAGTGGCTGGTGTGTCGCTCCAAGGTAGCACCGTACACCGTCGCTTTCTTTCTTACCACAAGCGCAAACGCCGTCCCACTCGCCTAGCCAGTCAACGCCCATCAGCCAACGCCAGAATTGCCATTCCCTGTATTGTTCGAAGTGTGTGCCGCAGGCTTTCGCTGTCATTCACCATAGAAAACGGCATATCGCGTATGCGCTCCAGCACGAAACGAAGTCGTTCCGTTTCCGTACGGCGCTTCAATTCTATTTCTGCCATGGCATGCTCTCCAGCTTCGTTGTCGGTACCGTGAAGGTCCACGGCATCACTAATTCATTCCGTACGGAACCTGTAGGGGCGTAAACAATCAAGTACGGCGTGCCGGCCACTGTACGGAACAACCCGCTATTTAGCAACGCCGTCAACGCGATTTTTTCGAACATTTTTGACGCTGCGTCTTTGTTGACGACGTAGCTAGGACGATCGTTTTCCTTAACCTTGTCGCCTATCACTTCGGCGACGCTATCGAAAGTAACCATTTGTCCGGCACGTAATGCGTTCATGTCACCACCAGTGACGCCGGGCAGCATCGCGGCGAGTTTCATCACAGCGCTTTGTTCGTGTTGTTGCTGCGTCATAACTAACTGGCGTTTAAACACATTCACCGTTGTTGTACGGCCTTTGCGATCGGTGCCGTAGTTTTCGGACAGCACCGTACCAAGATAGCTTTTTGCCTTTGGTGCGCCGCGCGCCTTGCCGCAGTCGATCGATACTTGATCTCGCTTGCCGGCTGTGACGCGGTACACGAAGCCGCTACCCTGTGACTTGGCACCGTTGCCTTTCTGCCAGGCGTCTTCGTTCCCTAACGGTAAGTGATCCGTGACAATGACTGCCGCACCCGTACGGCGAGCTACAATCTTCAAAATGAACATTGCCTTTAGCACGCTCTCCGTGTCGTTGTCGGCGAAGCACAGACCGGAAGACCCCCACGTATCCAACACAATGAAGTCAACGCGCTTGCCCATCGCAAGCATGGCTTCGACCTGCGCTACGCATTGTTGTTCAAATGCCATAGGCGAAGATATTCCCCGTATAAGATGGAAGCGCTCCGCAAGATCGCGTCCGTTTGGGTCTTGCCTAAGCAGGTGTCGTACGCGTCGTTCGGTTCCGTAGTCATCTTCGGCAGCAATCCAAAGTATGTGGCCGTCCGATCGTTCTACGTCGGCGTCAAGCCACGGCGTTGCCTTGAGATAGTGCAGGGCCATATCAGTGACAACAGCGGATTTGCCTGCCCCGCTGTGCCCTGTAAAGAAATGCACTTCTCCGCACAAAATCCTTTGGTATAGCAGCCAAGGCAATTCGGCGCTGTCATCGTCAAGGCTGATTTCAAATCCGGTTCGGGCGCGAAGTGTTGGGGTGGCTTGTGCATCGTGCAATCCCTGTATCAGCGTACGGCGGTTCATGATTGCTTGCATAATCAGATTGCCGCGCAACACCGGCAACAGCTCTTGGCGCTGGATTTCTTCGCCAAGTACGCGACCGCCGACGCCTTCGTTTAGCGAGTGTCCGGCTGTAGTGATTGCGTCTTCTATTTCTTCGCGCGAACACATGGCGTTCTGCGCTGCGTACTTCAGCACACCAACAAGTGCGAAGATCGTACTGCCCCGGTTTTCGGTCTTGCCTAGCAGTTCGTGCTTCAGCATTCCTAGATAGCGTTGCGCAGCTTCGCGGCCGGCTTGCCATTCGTCCTGCGTACGCGGTGCAGCTTCCGCCAGTTCGTCTACGCTGGCTTCCTCGTGGTCCGCGCTGAAGCGTAACGACGTGCCAGCGCGCAACGGGACTTCGGTTAGAATGTATTGGAGCTGCGCCGTCGTGATGCGCGGCCATTCGCTTTCCCAATTTTCCCATTCGTACGGCAACCCGGTTACAGCATGTGGGCCGAAGGCAACAAATTGCCCACCCATCAACTGCAGCTTCTCCCCATTCGCCCACGTAAACGTACGGCCAACTACGGGTGCGTCAACGAGATAGAACGGTATCAGGAAGCGCGGCTTGCGGCCCCACCGTACGGGAGTGTGTGGACCTAATACGGTTTTGAATGCTGCCAAAAGCTTGGGGGCCAGGTTGGCGTCCGCCGTATCACAGTCAAAGGCAGTTAGGCCGTTATCGCCGCAACGCAGGCCGATGCTGCCAGCTCCTGGGTGTGCAATTGGCGTTGTCCATATATTCCAGCCTTCACCGATCGGCGCTTTGCTGCCACGGGCGATTGCCAGCGGAAAAAGACCGCGTTGTATTGCTTGGTCCCAAAATTCTTGGGTTGTCGCCGGAAATGTCATTGCGGACCTACCGCAGCGTGACTAAAACCGGCTTAAACGCCTTCACAATATCATTGCGTTGGCTTTCTTGTTCCGCGCTCGCCGCGCTCGCCGCGCTCCACGCCGCGCTCGCCGCGCTCGCCGCCGCGCTCGCCGCGCTCGCCGCCGCGCTCCACGCCGCGCTCGCCGCCGCGCTCGCCGCCGCGCTCGCCGCGCTCGCCGCGCTCGCCGCGCTCGCCGCGCTCCACGCCGCGCTCGCCGCCGCGCTCAAATCAACAGAATTGTCACCTTCGCACCAACGCTTAACTGCGTCGATGCAATCGGCTACCCTCTTGTCGGTTGTGTTCACAACAGCTCTGGACGCAGCGAGCAAAACTACTGAACCAATTACGCGCCTGCGTACGGCCAAATCAGACCAATTCAGCACACGTACGCACCATAATGCGTCGGCAGCGTCGTTTGCTGTGGCTACGTCACCAAGCGAGATTAAAGCAGAGAGCGGTGTTTTCGGTGGGAGAGCTTTTCGAAGCTTTACCCAACCCGCTTCGCACGGGCCGGCATCACGAATGCTTTGCAGCGTGAACAAAATCTTTTTGCGGTTGGGGTGGTTCATTGCAAATACTCCGCCCCTAAAAATGCCCGAGGCGCGGCAAGACGTTGTTCTTAATCCCAAGGCATCTTCGAAGTCAAGACGCTAGGGGTAGCGGTCGAAGCTATCCACAATAACAAGTCTCTGAATTCCGGTGGCGTGCCGATACGTGGTGCGCTGTTTGTGCCGCCGCCGCGTGCGGATACCTCCCCGATGCGCTTGGTTTTTGCCAGGCCGTACCTGGCGATCAACGCAGGGTCGTACTTGGGTGCGCTTTCCCCCCATCGCAGTTCTGGCAGTTCCGTACGGCAAGCAACGAGCCATGTTGGTTTTCGTGCGTAATGTCCGTATTGCCCTTGTTCAACGCAACAAGTCCACAGCCCGAAGTTGTCGGCTTTAACCCATCCGCCTTTACGCGGTGGTTTTTTCAATCCGAACCACTCCCAAGCATGGCTTCCTTTTGGGTGTTCCAACACGCCGCCGTGCGTTCGCAGCGCAGCCAAGGCAGCTCGAAAACAACCATCATCATCGCCTTTAATTTTGCGCACGCCAGTATTTTTTATGACTAAGGGCGAGCCAGCGTAGAAATTGCCCCACCGCTGGCAC